GTGTCTACGGATCAACATGCAGAGAATTTATACGGGGAAGAACGTCATTTGATTCAGCGGGCGGAACGAGAAAAACGACTGGTGTTTTTTGTCGGAGCCGGTGTATCCGTCCCGTCCGGTATGCCGTTATGGTCAACGGCGATTAGAGAGATAAAAACGAGAATGAAGGGGGATCTGCAGGACGATGCGCTAAAGATTCCGCAATACTATTATATTCAGCACGGAGAATGCAATTATAATCGTTTGATGAAGGATATTTTTAAGTATCAAACACCCCTGTTTACGAATGATATACACCGTGAACTTTTTAAGTTTCAAGTACGAACGATTATTACAACAAATTATGATCACCTATTGGAAGACGCTGCAAAAGAAAATTATCGTGTATGCGATGTGATCAGTCAGGATTCTGATTTGGCTTACGGTTTTACCGAAAACAAAATAATAAAAATGCATGGTGACTTTGAACACAATAATTTCGTTCTCAAGGAAGACGATTACTTGCACTATGAGCAGAATTTTCGACTGTTGACGGCGTATATCAAGGCGCTCATTGCAGAAAATACGATAATATTCATTGGATATTCGTTCAATGATCCAGATTTGAAGCAAATCTTTTCATGGGTCAAAGAGGTACTGGGGCATGATATGCCGCGTTCCTATATGATTGTGACGAAAACGGCGTATTCCGAGGCGGAAGCAAATTACTTCAAGAATTTTGGGATCAAAGTACTGTATGCTGATATGCTGTGGGAAGGTTCTGATCACGCAGAACAAATGGTTCGGATGCTTCAATTTTTGCGTGAAAAAGAGGAGAAAACCATAGCAGCGAATATATATGATGCCTTAAAGCCTATGCAGAATCTGAATTATGTTCATAGGAGGTACATAGAACAGGCCTTTTGGGGGACTGGCATCTTTTTGGATAACAATAAACTTGTTGTAATCGAAAATACTGGATTTAGGATATTGAATGGCATCTCCGTTTTTGGAGGAAACGTTGAAATTCCTTATAAGAAAGATGTCTCAGATGAGGACAAAGGATACTATAAGGAAATCTATGGAATTCTTGCAAAAAGCAGTGTTTACTGGTATGTACGTGATGAAAAAGGGAAGATTAAAAAAATCATCCCCCATATGGACGGAAACACGAGTGTGGATCAAATACGTTCTGCTGTCATGGACTATGATATGAGCACATTGAAAAAACTGAGACAGCGAAATGAGTCCATGTTGGCTGCAAATTCTGTGCTATATATGGAGCAGGCGAGACTGTCCTATGATTTGGGAGAATACGTGGAAGCATATCGATATTTACAGAGGGGGACGAATACTTTCTATCAACAAGGCAAGTATAATTGGTATTTTATTAGTTTGATAAATCGAAAATATTTAGCAAGGATAATAGATCAAAAAATATTTTCTCAGTGTTCGGAAGAGGAACAAAATGAGATCCGACAGGATGCGGAGGCAATAGATCTGGATAAGATATATTACTCTTTGCCGGATATGGAAAATGGGAACAATATATTCCTGCGAGAACTGTATACATTTCAAGTGTTTTATTCATCGTTTCTAACGATGCAGAAAAAAGCGGAGGAGGCGTTGAAAGAATCACGGACATCGTATTTCTTATTTAGCAAAATGCCTGCAATTGCGGAGCTGCGTCAATATGTTATTGAGAGCTGGAATTACCTAGTTCAGAATTTTATTCTTTTGGATCAGTATATAGAGTTTTCTTCCGGAATCCGGCAGTATGCGCGCAGTTTGTTGATGGCGATGACTGTGTCGCACGTGGAGGATGGAGGAGATATGTCCTTCGGTGATGCCGTCGGGAATATCCAGCCAGAGCCGTTGGACTCAATGGACATCTACTTCGTATTGCGCTATCTTCCCTTGGAAGACCTCCGATTCATTTTTTCGCAGAGTGAGGACGCTCAGGTCAGCATCGATGATGATGGCATCAGCAGGTTGGAGCATATCCTGTCGAACCTACCTGACATAGATGTAATTAAACGAAATGAGCTCTTTGAAAAAATCCTGTACCTTTCCTGTCATACTTGCCGGCTGCCGTCATTGATATCGGACGTGCTTCAGGCACTGGTAAATCATGTTGGGAATATCGCACATCGCTCGATGCGGATGGCGATAACAGTGTTCTTTGCATGTGCATCCCAATGTGAGGAACGGGCGGATGATGAGAATGACGCAGTACCGTTGCTTCATGAGTTTATCGAGCAGCTTCTCGCGGTCATCACAAGAAAATTGGCTGATCTTGATGATATCGGAGAATTGCTCGAACAGGCTCTGATCCTGCAAAAAAAACTGGATCATGACGGAGCGTTCGAGAGCCAATATGTATCTACGTTGCTGGAACAGGGGGCTCTTGAGGCCTTGTGCATCCTGTATCCGTATATGGATGATGATACGAAAACGCGTATTTCTGTTTTGGCGCAACGGGAAGAGTGGAATTTTGCAAATTTACCAGATCGATTGAAAATAGATGCACATGACCTAAATTTGGGCGGTCTGGACGAGGGCACGAGTTTTACAAAGCACCTTGAGCGATCGGCGGCAGAAAAGCAGCGGTTGGGGCTGTTTTGCAGTCTGCTGTGTGCGAAAATCTTACCGTCGAACAAAGACGTGGAGGAAAACCTTCTTGCGGTTTTGCCAAATGTTCGGGATGATCGAAAAGACTCTTCTCCCAGTTCCTATAAGTACATTTTTAGCTGTGTTACGAATGCATATCTCGCGGATGCCTTTGTCGAAAAAGCACGAATACGTGAGTGTATCAGGAAATCTAATATTGCTGAACTTGCATGGGTTGTTGATTGGAAAAACGATGACTATGCAAACTTTCAATGTGAATGGCTTGCATACTGCCCGGAGGCGCTGCTGCGGACTATGGCGAGATATGAAAAAGTAAGAGAACAGATTCAAAAAATGATACAGAAAGAATATTTGAATGGGACAATCAAGAAAAATATTCTCAGGATATATTTTAGCTATTTTGCGAAAGGAAATATCAGCGATGGTTAAGAGGTCAACATAAGCCAAGATCGGGATACATTCTCCGCGGTCATCGAAACATTTCAAATAGGCTTCGTGAGGCAGTCGGAATAGTCTCTGCTGCTCTGCTTTTGCTAGAATTTCACTGAGCTTTGTGGTATTAGAAAAAGTTCGGATTTTGATACAATCGTGGTCCATGTGCCTTTGCGATTTCGTAGGCATAGATGGCTTTCATTTTTACTTCGATGAGCTCAATGTATTCCAGCCAAAGATGTCGCAGTGCGCGATCGAAGTTATAGATTTTAACAACGAGATACACTGCGATAGAATCATTTGCTAAAAGTTTAACGAGACCTTGCGACAATTAAACTTGCAATTTGCCGGTGGCACCCAATGCAGAAAAATTCCTTGCCATGCACTCGCTCCTATGATATAATGCGACTTGTCGCACAGCGGCATGGAGAGGTGTCCGAGTGGTCGAAGGTGCTTGACTCGAAATCAAGTGTGGTGATGAGCCACCGTGGGTTCGAATCCCACCCTCTCTGCCAGTAAAATCAAGGCTTCCGAGCATTTTGCTTGGAAGCCTTTTTTGTTGCTGATTTTTATTTTTGACAGCCTTTTTGACAGCCAGGCTGTCAATCGGAATATGTTTCTTCACACTTGATTATTTTGTCGGTAATGCCATCCTGCATCTGTGCAGTGTTGTGGACGTAGCGATCCATCGTGAATGCTGCGGATGCGTGGCCGAGGCGTACCTGAATCTTTTTTGCACTGATTTCCTGTTCGGCGAGGAGTGTTGCATGTGTATGGCGAAACGAATGGAAACGGAGATCCTTCGGAAGGTGCAGACGTTTTTTTAGATCGGCGAAGATATGTGTCAGTGCAGTGAGCGTCATCGGCTGTGACTCGTCCTTGAGCGATCGAAATAAATAGCTTGTCTTTGTGACACGGATCCCTCGTTCGGACATACGGGAGGTTAAAAGGTTTTTCCATGCAAGGAGATTCTCGACGGCAGCAGGGGATAGGGTAACCGTACGCGCACTGTATGTGGTCTTGGTTGTCCCCTCGTATTCCTCTGTGCCTTTTTTGCGGGCTTTCGATACACGGATGGTCGCTGCGTCCGGATCAAAGTCTGCCCAGCGCAGCGCGACAATCTCACCTCTGCGCAGCCCAGTCCCCCATGCGAACTTGAAGAGATATTCGACCTGTGATCCGCGCACTGCGCTGAGAATCGCGTGATAAATCTCAGGGGTGACAATGCCGGCGACCTTTGCCGTATGCTTCGGCTTGCGGATAAACTCCATTGGGTTGTTCTCAATCATCCGCTCGAACTTCGCAGACTTGAAGATGGATTGAAGAAGCGTATAGACTGCCTGCCGTGTACGGTCGCCCTCGATCTGCGCGAGCAGGTTTTTTATGAGGGCGGGCGTTACATTGGTGATCTTCACGTTTGGTGGGATGGCGGGGAGGATGTACCGCGAAAGGAACCTGCGATAGGTTGTCAAGGTCGATTCCTCGAGTTTGTCCACGTCACGCTTCGTGCGCAGGAATGTCTCTGCGAAATTGTGAAAGCTGTCTGCGATGAGAAAGTCCGAGAGGTTCGCTGCGAGAACGCGCCGTCGCTCGATCTCGAGATCCTTTAGGCTATACGCATAGATGTACTGCTTGACCTTCTCACCTGTGATTGGGTTCTCGATCGCGACGCTGGATTGGTAGCGGCCGTCTTTTCTTTTTGTCGGCATGGTGATTCCCTCCATGGATAAATGTGCCCCAAAAATCAATGATTTTCGGGGCGTGTTGATGTTTTTATTGATTCCATGATTGGCGTATTGCATCTGTGTTTATCCCCATGGATTCCCAGTGCTTATAATCTGCCTCGGTAGGAGGCGTTGGACCTCCTTCGAGATCAGTAACCCTATCGTCAAGATCACTGATTTTTTCTTCGAGGTCAAAGATGGCGGATTCGAGATCGTCGATGGACGCTTCAATGGTCTTTGATTTTTTCAGAAGTTTTTTTGAAGGTGCAGCATTGCTTTGAACGATCTCATGGAGAGATTTGATATAGTTCTGCTGCTGATAGGTGATGAAGCCGAGGACGCAGACGGAGATGATCAGTAGAGCGATGATGATGGTTTGATGCTTTGTCATAGGGGGGGGCTCCTATCTGGATGGCGGGCGATAGCCTGCGTCTCTTGCTTCTTGTTCCGTGAAAAACCACTGTGATACTTTATGCGTGCGGTCATAATAGGTGCTGCCTGGGATGTGGTATATTCTTCCGTTCTTACCGATATACCCTTTGATTCCTTCACCGTTGGGACCATCTCCATGATAAACCTTTGGCTCATCCGAGATTGTTTGATGATCCGCTAGGTATCCTTGGAGATCGAAACTGTCCTGCTTTTTCAGTGCTGTGAGTTTTGATTGCGCGTTAGATAACTCTTGTTGTAACTTTGTAAGTTCTTCGGACAGTTCATCATTCTCAAGGTTCAATTCTTCAATATAGACATATTCCTGATAAGAAAAATATGATGAAATGGTTAATGCAAATAGAGTACATTGAAAAAGGAGAAGCATTCGTATTGTGGAATCTTTATCTTTTTTATAGAAAAGCTTGAGACAAATAAACATAATAAGGGAAAAGAGTGCGGCTAATCCCCATGCTGCTTCTCTTGGCTCATCAGGTATGATGTCCGGAAAATAAGAATGTAAAATCATAAGCGCAAGAAATGTAAAGCAACAGGAAAGAAATGTCAACATAAAGAAAAGAGTAACTACAATTCCTGTTGCTGAATTCATTTTCCCACCCCATATTGATCCTTATGCTGATTTCAGAACGCTCTAGTGAGCTAATAGATGGAACAGTCGAACGCTATTCATTATGGACTAAAAATTTTAGTCTACCTGTGTATCAATAAACCGTCCCAACAACAGATGCACGTCACGCGGGTCGGGGTGGCGTTGATTGATGATGTGCGCCATCTCGTCACTGTCAATGTCGGTGGAGTAGGCGAGTAGATGCGCGGCGTATTCATTCGCCTCTGCCTCAAGACGGCTGCGAACGTAATATGCGCGGTCGGGGTGAAGATAATAACCGTATCCTGCGTGTAGACGTGCGTGTCCTAGTTCATGGCAGACAATCACCTTTTCCGCCGCATAGCATAGAGAATCATTCAGAACGATGTATTTGCGTCGCAGTACGTTTACAAAGAAACCGCGTATATCATCGGGAAGGGGGAGGCGTACAATCGTTATGCCGAGATCACCCGCGAGCTGGAACGGATTTCCCGTGCGGTATTTGTTGACGAGATTCTTGACGCGGACTTTGATGTTGAACATGACGCATCAGTCCTTTTTCCGCTTATTTTGCCTTTTCGCATCCCAAAAAACGAACTCAAGAGCATTACGCAACTTTTGTTGATCTTCTTCACTGAGGTTGTATGTGTCACCATCAAACATAACCTCTGTTTTGTTGAGGAATTTTGCGAGGTCGTTCAGGTCTCGTTTTGAGTGGGAGGATGGTTTTTCTGCGGCAGGTGTTTCCCATAAAGTGTTCATATCCACATTGAAAAAATCAGCAAAAGCCTCCAACACCTCAAAACTAGGCTTGCGGCGACCACTTTCATACATGCTTATGGAGCTTTTTGCCAATCCAGTTCCGTTTGCCAATTCTTCTTGCGTGAGCCCCTTTGACAAACGTAGCTTTTTGAGTGTATCTGAAAAAGCCACACTACCACCTCCGATGTAATTAAGATACCACGAAAAGTGGATTTTTGCAATAAAAAGTTTACTTTAAGTGTTGACATCACTTTTGAATCGTGATACACTCACAGTGAACATTTGAGAAAGGGGGGATTTCGGTGAATAGAGCATTGATTGCTCAACGGCTTATCCATTTGCGAGGGAAGCGGACACAGGCAGAGGTAGCAAAAGCCGTTCATATCAGTAAGTCCGCACTTTCGTCGTATGAATCCGGTGCACGGATGCCGCGCGATGAAGTGAAGATCGCGCTTTCTAAGCTGTACGGGAAATCCGTTCACGAGATTTTTTTTGCCTGATTAGTTCACTTAGAGTGATAAAACGAAAAAGACGCCAACCCAACGGAGGCGTCGCGTACACGGAGAGGAGGTGAAGAGATGACAAAGATTTATGTGGATACGCAGGGAGAATGGCACGGGACACTTGATTTTATAGAGGATGGGGTGTCGCGGCGTATTCTGGATAATCGGGAACAATGCGCGTATAACCTGGCAGAAGGATCTCCGTTAGGCAAGGGGTGCAATGAGGTCAAGCTGACGGTGGGAGGTCTGCTCTTGCGCGTTAAAGTAGAAAATGAGCCCCCGAAGAAAGGTTTACTCCGACGTGTTAAGGACGCTCTTTCAGTGCTTTTTTCATAGTGTCTGCAAGATCGTCGATGACGCCGTTCACGCGTTCGGCAATTTGCTGATTGTTGCGAACGATGAGGGCGGCAATGGTTTCTTTGGTGAGTGGTTTTTGGGAGAGTTCTTGTGAGATTTCTTCTTCGGTCAGTCCGACGTTGGCGAGGCGAAGATGTTTCATTGGTTCCTCCGATCTAGGGGGCTCGTTCCTATTGTACCACGGGGAGAGGGACAAAAACAGCCCGCACAGGCGGGCGGATGAAGCCACTCAACGAGAGGCAAAGGAGGTGAGGGGATGGAATCCGAGAAAATCTATCGGCTTGAGAATGCGAGCATAACAAACGCCCTGCGCGTTGCGTTCGTGCAGGGCGAGGGGACGAAGGAGAGTCCATGTCGGCTGATGTGGCGTTTTTATCTGCCGGATGGTCGCTATATCGGCGAGATTCCCGCAGATGTTGAAATGGATACTGCTCGGTGGTGTAAGCCATTCGCTACATTGGATTCCTGATAATCCACGGTCTTACGTACGCACAAGCGATGGATGCGCTTGGGATGGTGCAGGCAGAGTTGTCCAGCTACGCAGTTATCTGGATGGAGGAGGTGAGGGGATGAAACGTCTGATTGAATGGCTTGATGATTGGGCGCTTGAACACGAGGGGACAATGCTCCTGCTCAATATCTTATTCATATCAATCGCTGTTGTGTGTACGGCTCTCAACGTAAGAGGGCTGCTACGCTAGTAACGGCGGCGATGCTTCCACTGATCGCGGCAATCCATGCGAGGCGTTGATTCTTCTGTCGTTCTTGGTAATGGTACAGGATGTCCTTTCCTGCATCGTCGAGTTCAAACCGATCATCGGGGAGGAAGTGATGTTCTTCTTCGAGGGAATATCTTGTCGGTGTTATTTGCGATAAAAGGCGTTCTTCGTCCAGATGGCTGTGTGTGACGTAGTAAAGTGCATTTTCTGTGAGTTCGGGGATGGCACGGAGGATTTGCTCGTAGGTATCTGTTCCAGATGCGACAAGCGAGACGAGTTTCTCTTTGGTCTGTGTGTTCATGTAAATGCTCCTTTCTCCGTGATTATATCACGGCGGGGAGGATAGCAACAACCGCGAGAGGGGGTGAAGAAATGGAAGCGGCGCAGCTGACCGTTCCAATCTGGGAAAAGGCGGTGCTGACAGTGGATGAGACAGTGGCACTGACGGGCATCGGGCGCGATGTGATTCGTGCACTGGCACATCATGCGCTGCATGGTCCGGGGGATTTCCCTGTGTTTACGGTGGGGACATCGCTCAAAATCCCGCGACTGTTACTGCTGGAATGGTTGTCGGATGCGGCGGCGTGTGGGCGCAATCTCAAACGCGCAGAGGCGGCGGTCGAGGAGGCGAAGAAGGCTGCCGAAGGAAAGCGCGGTCGTCGGCGCAAGGTGATTGGTCTGGTGAAATAGGAAAGGAGCTAGCGGAGATGATGCATGAGTTCTTAAAGCACGTCCTTATCGGCGGCGCGTTCGTCACGGCTGCTGCGCTTTTCTCGGGCGCTGTGGATCCGTGGGACGACGGACGGAATGCGGTGCTGGTCGAGGAGACCTATGTCGTGCGCCCCGGTGATACGATCTGGGGCATCGCTGAGGAGTACGTCGCCAAGAACACGGGTACTCGGAGGTACATCCTCGAGTACAAGGCGGGGATGGAGGAGCTGAACCCGTGGCTGATGGAGCGCAAGGGGGAGATTTACCCCGGGGATCGCTTGACCCTGACCTATTGGGTCAAGGGAGAGGAGGAGCAGAAATGACGCAGTGGCAGACGCGCCGCGACCTTGTAACGAAGAATCTGACGATGTGGCTGGTGTTTCGCATCGTGGACGGCGTGGAGGAAGTTCACATTCGTCTCTATGACACACAGGATGAGGCGATTGTGGCTGCGCAAAAGATGAATGGAAAAGAAGGAGTGTATAACAATGGAAAATGAGAAGTCAACGGAGAATCAAATTCTCTCTGGGAAGTGTCAAAACTACAAATCCGAATGGACGGATAATTTTATCTGTCCGGGAGAACTCACGGTGCAGATCACGCTGAGCGAATACCGGGATCTCGTGCAAGAATCTGCAACAACGCGTCAGAAGATCAGTGAAGCAAATGATAAGAGGATGGAATACTATCACGAGGTGGAGCGGCTCAAGAAAGAGAACGCCGAGCTGAAAGAAAAGATCATCCAGCTTGCAGGAGGAAAAACAACGCAGGATGCACCCGAGGAAGATGAGTAAAGAAAAAGCGCCCGAAGCGGCGGCAACCGCTCTGAGCGCAGAGAAATAAGTTTTCACCGTGAGTATATCACGGGAACGGAGGAAACGCAAATGAAGAAGCGTTACAAGATGATGTTCAACCTTGAGGGGGCAATCGAGGTGATTGCCTCCTGCGAGGATGAGGCAGATCGGATCGTCGCAGACATGGATCGCAGTGATCTGCTCAAGGATTACGATGAGTACGGTTTTACCGTCACGTCCTGTGAGATGGATGAGGGGGAGTAGCGATGGCAAAACTCATCATGACGGTCGCCGAGATGGCGGATGAAAAGAAGTGGCTTGATGCTCGCAATGCTGGTATCGGCGGTAGCGATGCCTCTGTCATCGTTGGTCTCAACCGCTGGAAGTCGCCCTTCCAGCTCTGGCTTGAAAAGACGGGCAGAGCAGCGCCGGAAGACCTCGGCGGCAACGAGTATGTCTACTGGGGCAAGGTCCTTGAGGAGGCGGTTGCCAATCGGTTCTGCGAGCTCACGGGAAAGAAAGTGCAGCGGCGCGGACTCCTCCAGATGGACGAATACCCCTTTATTCTCGCAAGCGTTGACCGCATGGTTGTTGGAGAGAACGCGGGGCTTGAGTGCAAGACCTGCAACGGATTCGCGGCGAATGAGTGGGAGGACGACGAAGTGCCCGCTGCCTACTATGTCCAGTGTCAGCATTACATGATGGTGACCGGATGTGATCGGTGGTACATCGCCGTACTCATTGGGGGGAATCGTTTCGTCTGGAAGGAGATCCCCCGCAATGACGCTGAGATCGACCTGCTCCTTGAGGCTGAGGTTGACTTTTGGAACAAGGTCACCACGGGCACAATGCCGGAGGTGGACGGAAGCGAGAGCTGCAAGGACGCCCTTGCGGCAGAGTTCCGGGGTGGTGTCACAGAACCGCTGACACTTCCCAAGGATGCTGCATCAATCGTCGAGCGCATCCAAGAGCTTGACTCTGCTAAAAAGCAGATGTTAGAAGACCTCGAGCACCATAAGAACCAGCTTCGTAAAATGCTCGGAGACTACGAACTCGGCTACGCGGGAGACTATAAAGTCTCATGGAAAACACAGGCAGGGCGTACGACCATCGATCAAAAGACGCTCAAGGAAAAGGATCCGGAAATTTATGCAAAGTATGCCAAGCAGGGCAAGCCGACCCGCGTCCTGCGCATCAGCTGATAAGGAGAAGGGAGACAATCATCATGGCAAGTGTAAAAGGCGGCGCAATCCAGAAAGCGCAGGAACAGAAGAGCGTAGCGGCACAACAACAGCGTACCATCAAAGACCTGATCGTATCGATGGAGGGGCAAATCGCGAAAGCACTGCCCTCCGTCCTTACCCCCGAGCGATTCACCCGCATGGTCCTCACGGCCCTCAGCACGAATCCGACACTGCGTGAGTGTACGCCGGCCAGTTTCCTCGGAGCGATGATGCAGGCGGCGCAGCTGGGCGTCGAGCCGAATACCCCGCTCGGGCAGGCGTATCTTATCCCATACAAGAATCACGGGACAATGGAGTGTCAGTTCCAGCTTGGCTACAAGGGACTTCTCGATCTCGCGTACCGCAGCGGGGAAGTCACCATCATCCAGGCGCACGAAGTGTACGAGAACGATGTGTTTGAATATGAGTTTGGACTTGAGCCGAAGCTGAAGCATCTCCCCACGACAGGCAAGCGCGGCGCGGTCACGCACTACTACGCCATGTTCAAGACCAAGAGCGGCGGCTATGGCTTTCACGTCATGGGGCGCGACGAGGTGGAGGATTTCGCGAAGAAGTACAGTTTCGCCTACAAAAAAGGGTATTCTACGCCCTGGATTACAAATTTTGACGAGATGGCGAAAAAGACCGTCCTCAAGGCATGCCTCAAGTATGCCCCGATCAAAACGGAGTTCGCACGCACGCTGAGTGCCGACGAGACAATCAAGACATCGATCGCAGCGGATATGGTCAGCGAGGCGGACGAGACGGACTACATCGATGCTGAGGCCGTTGAAGTCGAGGACACGCCCGCTGAAGATGCGCCGAAGCCGAACAAGTTTATGGGTGCGGGAAAGGATGTCCCGGATAACGTTGACCCGGAGACGGGCGAGATCAAATGATTCTGGTCGGCAGCGTTGTCGGGGAGACGGACAGAGGTATCAATATCTTTGTCCCCTTCCCGGAGCGCATAGATAAGCTCTATGACTGTCATTCAACCGTTGGTGTAGAGTTCGTGGACAAACGCCGTATCAGCGCAAAGCAGCGAAAGAAAGCCTACGTCCTCATCTCTTACATCGCCGCATGGTGGGGGTATACGCCCGTTGAGGTGATGAAGGAAATGCTGAAGCTGATGTTCATCGGCGAGGCTGAGACGCTACGGAGATCATTCTCGCTTTCGAACTGTGACATGAGGACCGCAAGACTGTTTATCACCTACTTGATAGACTTCTGCATTCTTCATGGGGTTGACGTAGGAGAACCGCTGTATCAGCTGTCAGAGGACATCCCGCGCTATGTGTGGGCATGCCTCATGAATAAGAGGTGCGCGGTGTGTGGACGCAAGGCGGAGCTGCACCACTGCAACGGTAGCGTGGTCGGCATGGGGCGCAACCGCAAAGAGATCTGCCACATCGGGATGCGTGCGCTTCCCCTTTGCAGAGAGCACCACACGGAGATACACCGCATCGGTCAGGAGGATTTTCTAAGGCGGTATTTCCTTGAGCCTGTGAAGATCGATGAGCGGATCGCGGATGTGTATCGGCTGAAAGCGAGGTGAATGTATGCGGCAGTATATGACGCTTCTAAAATCTTACTCTGATTCTAGCGTGGGATTAGTCCCGCCCGTAGCCCAAGCGCTTTATTTCAGGCTGTTTCTCATAAACAACCGCGCCGGCTGGACGGAATGGTTCGGGGCGACAAATCAGAGACTAATGTTGGAAGTCGGACTAAATAGTGCCCATACTCTCATCGAGAACAGGAATCTCCTCAAGAGACTGGGGTTCATCGATTTCAAGCAAGGAAAAAAAGGCCAACCGACCCTCTATCGTCTGAATGATATGTGTGAAGAAAAGGGTGCATTAAATGCACTAAATACTGCACCACAAACTGCACTGGAAACTGCATCAAATAGTGCACTGAATACTGCACCGCAAACTGCACACATATATAGACAAGAGACAATGACTAAGACTAAGACAAAAAGAAATACAAAAGAAAAAGATCTTGCTGTCATCTTGGATTCCTACACCGAAAACGCCGAGCTCATCGAAGCCCTTGAAGGGTTCGTCGAGATGCGCAAGAAGGTAAAAGCACCTCTCACGGAGCACGCCCTTTCTTTGCTGCTCAAGAAACTGGACGGATTAGGGCACAGTGATGCGGAGAAGGTGGAGATCGTCAACCAGTCGGTCATGAACAACTGGAAGGGCTTCTTTGCCCTGAAACAGGAGGTGAAACAGCATGGAGCAGGCAGGGACAATCGCAGCGCGGCTCTTGAAGAACGGTATCAAGATTTCCACGATGCCGACCGCGACTACATCCCTCCGTGGACGCTACGACCTCCCGGCGGAGGAGATCAAGCGGCATCGGGATGAGATCGCGCATATTGAGCATCTGCAAGACCTCTGTCGCGGATGCACGGGGGAGACATGCAAGCAACCCTCTCAGGGCATGATTCCTGTCGTCGAAGTCCGCGACGGACGGTTCTGCTATGCTCTCAGACGATGCCGCCACGAACGTAACCGTCTGGCACGTCTGCGCATCTCACGACTCTTTGCCTCTGCCCGTATTCCTAGGGCGTACGAAGGGGACACGTTCGCGGATTACGCTGTCACGGCGGCAAACAGGGATGCGGTCAATGCGGCGCACATGATGGTTGCGGACGAGATCAAGGGGCTGTTTCTCCACGGCGAGAAAGGCACGGGCAAGACAAAACTTGCAGCAATCATCGCAAACGAGCGTGCAAGGGCGGGAAAGCCCGTACTCTTTGCCTCAGTGCCTGACCTCATGGCAGACATCCGCAGCTCGTTTCGGGACGGGACGACCTCGGAGGCGGTACAGGCGGTGAAGAATACGCCGTTTCTCGTGCTGGACGATCTCGGCAGCGAGAAGATGAGCGAGTGGGTAGGTGAGCAGCTCTTTTGCATTGTCAACCACAGGTACAACGAGATGCTTCCAACCGTCGTCACGAGCAACTACAACCCGACGCAGATCATCCGCCGCATGGCAACGGTGGATAGAGGCGGCAACGTGATTGACGATATGCAGGGGCAGCGGATTATGTCGCGCATCTACGGGATGTGCGAGAGGGTAGAGATCAAGGGCGCCGACTGGCGCATGAAAGGAGTGTGCTGAGATGGAATACGATATGTGGGAACAGACGAAAGGGCTGCTGGAAGAGCAAGACAACAAGCAGGATCCCGACATGACAAAGCCGCAGCCGTGCACGAAATTTCGGGGGGCACCGACAGCGAAATGGATGGCGAAGCTTTCGGAGGAGACAAACGAGGTTATACAAGAGGCATCGGAGTTCTGGGATCTTGACGAACATCGGGGTTGCTTGGATCCAGAGGCGGTGGCGGCGACAGCGGATCGACTTGTGCTGGAACTCACGGACGTGATCACGGTCTGTACGTCGTGGCTTTATGCTCTCGGATATGACGAGGAGATGCGCGGCGAGCTGCAGCGGCTTGTGAACGAGAAGAACCGCGAGCGTGGGTATTTCTGAGGAGGCGGCGACATGGACGAATACACGCCCTGCAAGAAGCCCGACCCGACGGCACGGGAGGCAATCGGGAACGTGATGCGTCTCCTGCGTACGCAGCGGAAAAAGCAGAACAAGTACAACGCACGCAAGACTGTCATGTGCGGGCATGAGTTTGACAGCAAGCGGGAGGCAGATTACTACTTGGAGCTTCTGGCACGCAAACAGGCGGGCGAGATCGTGCGCATCCGCTTCCAACCGTCCTATACGCTCCTTGAGGGGTTCCGGGACAATCAAGGTAAGCCCCAGAAGCCAATCACCTACACAGCGGATTTCTTGGTCGAGTATGACGATGGCCGGCGTGAGGTCATCGAGGTCAAAGGGGTCAAGACGCGGGACTATGTGCTGCGTAAGAAGCTGTTCCTGCACATGATGCGGGAGACGGATATTGTTTTTAGGGAGGTGCGATAGTATGAACGATGTATTAAAGCCCTGTCCGCTTTGCGGCGGCAAAGGTATTTTTTATGAGATCAGGGGAAAGGGGCATATCGTCCAATGTGAGAGCTGTGGTCTTACAACGCCACCGCAGCACATCCGTCCACGCGTCGAGCAGGTATGGAACGGCAAGGTTCGCATAAAAACATGGTCGAAAGCTGTTATTCCGTGGGAACCGTTGCAGACGACAGAGGAGAGAGAGTTCAGTAAAGGTACATTGGATTACAGGTCAAATGTGTCGGCGGTAAAAATCGAGATGCTTGATATTAGGGTTCGTCTGTTCAACAGACTTCACGGATCGGGCATTAGAACGGTTGGTGACATCCTGTTAAAAACACCGGAGGAAATAAAAAATATTCGCCTACTTGGTACAAAGGCATACAAAGAGCTAACAGAAAAATTGAAGGCTATACTGGAAAAAGAAGTGTATGAAGAATGGATGAGGAAGGGAGCGAAGAAGCACCCGGGCGAAACGTGGAGTGACATCCCTGCAGACGAACACGCGGCACGGGCAATGCGTCACTTATCGCTCTATCGGCTCGGTGATCGGAGTGAGAATCACCTTGTCAATGCGTCCATGAGGTGTATGATGGCCTGCGTGACGGATGCAGAACAGCAACCTCAACCGCAAAAATGCGGTTGAAAACACTGAATAACACCCAAAAAGCGGGATATGCGACACTTATCTATGCGAAAAACGAGATGAAGGAGTGGAGATCGTGAGTAAGAAATACGCCTACATCTACGACCTTTACGGGGAGGGGTATTGGACGGGATTTGCAAGTATTGAGGAGGCTCTTGCGGCGGCGCGAGAGCGCAAACCTGATGCTGACTTGGTGTATATCACCGAGACAGAGGAGTATGTGCCGCGTGTCTGGTATGATCGTGTGATCGACGGCTTGCAAGAGGCGTGTGATGACGAGTGCGCAGGATGCTATGAGGGGTATCTTGATGATGCGTCCGAAAGAGACAAAGAGGCACTGGGCGATATGCTCACGGCTACATTCGTACAGTGGGCAAAGGAACACGGTATCAAATATTGGGTAGATATTCCTGTCGCGAAAAAAGATGTTTTGTATAACCTTAAAAGTGGAAAACCGTTACACGAAGAGGATAAAAATGTTTGGCTGCAACATCGGAAGCGTGTATCCAAGAAGGAGGAATCCAAATGAACACATGGGTAGGAATCGGGCGTCTTGTGCGAGACCCCGAGGTGCGGTACACGCAGAGCGGGAAGGCTTACGCCTCGTTTACGCTGGCGATTGACAGGCGTAAGAGCGGGGAAGGGAATCCGCAGGCAGACTTTATTTCTTGCGTAGCGTGGGAAAAGGCTGCTGAAGTCATCAGTCAGTATTGCACGAAAGGCAAGAAGATTGCCGTTGAGGGGCGCATCCAGACGCGCAGCTATGACGCGAATGATGGAAGCAAGCGCTATGTAACGGAGGTTGTTGTAAATAGCATGGAGTTCTGCGACAGCAAGAGCGGCGGGGTAAGCACTACAAACGGAGGAGCATATGCAGGGACGCCCGTACCCGATGATGACATTCCGTTTTGAGGGGGAGTAAAAGTGGGACTGACAGCACTTCAGCGCAGACTTGTTCGCGCCATCATGGACTGCAACAATATCACGGAAGCGATTAGGAATGATGCGTTGCTTGTTGTTCGAGAAGATAAAACAGCAAAGAATGATGCCTTTTGTAAGGAGGCAATCAATCGTTTGGAGAAGAAAAACCTGTTGGATACTATGTCGCTTGCGGCAAACAACAGAAATATTATTGTGGAGGATTGCTCTGGGTTCCTCGCAAGTCGTTACTACATCTCTACAAGAGAACAGGCGTTGTTCTGCCATATTCATAAAATGCGCCGTGTATCTCAACATATGAGCGAGATGCAAATACGTTATCTGAATGCGACATTGCTCTATGGAGAGAGCGGGACGGGGAAAACAACATTTGGGCGCTATATTGCCTATCGGTTCGGACTTCCGTTTATTTACATCAATCTTTCCATGACGGTGGATTCCCTCTTAGGAAGTACGTCAAAGAACATCTCCAAAATCTTCTCTGATCTTCAAGGGATTCCATGCGTGTTTATGATGGATGAGGTTGATGCAATCGGGAAGATGCGTGGGAGTGGCACAAACTGCGACGATGAAATGGCTCGCGTTGTTATTTCGATTATGCAGATGATCGACCGCATGAGTTCGGATATGATTCTCATTGCCGCGACCAATCGCTTGGATGTACTTGATGAAGCCCTTATCCGGCGATTCTCTGTGAGACATGAGGTCAAGAGATTTTCCCCAAAGGAGAATCAGGAGATGCTGAAACGCTTTGTCGATGATGTTCCTGTTGATTTTGCGCCAGATGAGATTAACGACATTGTGGAGAGCTATGACGGTCGGGCACAGTCCTATCTAATCAACGTGTTGGTTGAGAGAATTGCAGATAAAGTTGTTGGGGAAGTGACTGAGGGGGCTTGTGATGACATCGGATGAGCAGACGTTATATTTCTTTGCCTTTCGCTATGCTCTGCCGCGACAATCCTATGCACTGTCTCTTGTGTCCGATCTCGTCCTGCGGCGCGTGGATGAGTTTGAGGATTGGCAGTTGCGAGACATGATTGGTGAGATCGAGGCACATTGGGAGGAGAACAATGAGATCCACCCGATAGACCGCGATGTGCAGCGGCTCTTTCGAGATCGGCTGCGAGGAGCACTTTTGGAACGCGCTGTGAAACAGGCAATATAAGAAAAAGAGCGGCATATCACCACTCTTTTGGCGCGTTCGGGCATATTGGCGGCGGCGACAAAATGGTGAGACGGGAGGAAATACTTTGCTTGAGAACGATGCAGCATTGCAGATGGCAGATGAGATTCGACAAGACCGAAAACAGGCAGAATCGATGCTTCTGAACTATGCGGAGGAGCTGAAAACCTACCATCTGAAGCGTGAGGAGTATGTGAGAGGGAACACTGTACAGAGCAGTGGTGGGAATCTGCCGGGGCATCCGACGGAGGCAGAGGCTCTGCGCGGTGTGAAGTTTGACGAGACCTATCCTGCCTATACATGGCTGCGGGCGGTGGAGTTTGTCGAGCGCGGGCTATCCGAGCGCAAACGGATATTCCTCGATGCACGGCGTAAGGCATCACGCGACAAGACAGGCAGAGGACGTAAGGCGTGGCTTGTGCGCACACAGATGATGTATTGTGAGGCGATGCGGGAGCGGTTTCTCAATACAGAGTTCTTCACGTCCGAGCGAGTGCTAAAGGATATGTGGCGGTACATCGTTGATCGTACCGTCGAGGCGTATCTAAAATTGGAGCAAAATAAATTAAATAGACGCGTCCCATAAAGGCGTTTTTCGGTGCTAAAATGCTATTGTAGGTAGTTTGGGGATAACCCCAACCACTGATCTCTCCTCCTATATCTCACGGAATGGCCGTCTCAATCGAGGCGGCTTTTCTGTTGGGAGCATGGGGGGAATACGGGGCATCGCTTGCGCGGTGTCCTTTTTGATGGCAGAGGAGGTGGATGTGTGGACGATATAACCCTGCTTCATGGGGACTGCTTCGAGCGGATGAAGGAGATAGCGGACGGAAGTGTCGATATGATTCTCACCGATCCGCCGTATAACATCGGTGTTCAAACGGAAACAAAGGGGAAGAAGAAAACAAACGCATGGGACAGGATCGACTACTATCCCGCCTTTATGCGGCGTTTCTTTGAGGAGTCCGCCCGTGTGTTGAAGGAGAACGGCGTTCTCTATATGTGGAACAACGACGTGGCGCAAATCGCCGAAATTATTCATGATGTGCATGAAAACGGATCGTTTCGGCTTATCAGTTTCTGTATCTGGGACAAGGGTATTAGTTATCGGGCGAGGTCGTGGCTGAACCGCAACCCCGGGCAACTGCGGCAGTGGTTCAACCGTTGCGAGTACTGTCTGCACTTCTTCAAGGTGGGGACGCATACGGGGGCGCGCGCCACGGGAATTGATTACATCAACAGTAACCCTGCTTGCTATCGCCCGCTCAAGGATTGGTACAACGCCGAGAAAGAGCGTCTGGGGCTCATGGACAAGGAGATCGGCGCCGCCTATACAAAGGCAACGGGGAAAAAGCCGCATATGCTGCGTCATTATTTTCAGGACAGTCAATTCGCATTGCCGACGCGTGCGGTGTGGGAGGCGGTCTATGAGCCGTTGGGCTTCGGCAAGAACTACGAGGAGTTGCGGCAGGAGTATGAGGGACTGCGGCAGGAGTATGAGGGATTGAGGCATACGCACGTAAACGATGCGGCGCACTGTAACGTATGGGAGCGGGCGGCGATACCGTCGCAGAAGCGTTTCCATACCTGCGAAAAACCCGTTGATATTCTCTCGCGTACCATCCGTACAAGTTCGCGTATGGGTGATACCGTTCTTGACCCATTCATGGGCAGTGGCTCAACGGGCGTTGCTTGTGTGCAGGAGGGGAGGCGGTTCATCGGGATCGAGCGCGAGGATAAGTATTTCGAGGTGGCAAAGCGGCGCATCGAGGAGGCGCGGGGCGCTCTGTTTGGGTAAGAATGTGCAGAGGAGGTGGCATGATGCAGCGGTTACAGGAAAATTTTTGTGTGGAATTTGTACGGTGCGGCAATGCCACCGAAGCCTACAAACGCGCGGGATACAAGCCTCGTTCAGACAAGGTGGCGGGGACGGCGGCTGCAAGATTGTTGGGAAATGTTGGTATTCAGAAACGTATTGAGGAGCTGCGTCGCGAAATGGATTCGCGCAAGATCATGGACGCAGCTGAGAGGCGCGAACTCTTAACGCAATTTGCCCGCGATGAGGAGACGGCAAAGACGGATCGGCTCAAGGCGATGGATCTTCTCAACAAGATGGATGGGGTTTACATCAACAAGACGCAGGTAAGTGGGGCGGATGGTGCTCCCTTGACATTCCGATGGGAGGGCGGCACATGAGTGAGATTGTCATACCATATACGCCGCGTCCGCTCTGGCGCGACACGATTCATCCCGCGCTTTCGAAGAACCGTTTTGCGGTGCTCGTGTGTCACCGCCGTTTCGGCAAGACGGTCGGCACGGTGAATGAGATGATAAAAAAGGCGGTGCTCAACGAGAAGAAAGCACCTGTCTACGCCTATGTCGCGCCGTTCCGCAATCAGGCGAAGCGTGTGGCGTGGGAGTATCTGAAATACTATACGAATCCAATCCCTGGGCGTACGGTGAATGAATCGGAGCTTTATATCGAGCTGCCTACGCGGTGTCGCGGATCGCCGGGGGCACGGCTCTATATCATCGGTGCAGATCATCCCGATGCGCTGCGAGGCATCTACCTCGACGGTGTAATCCTTGACGAGTATGCGGATATCAAGCCCGAACTCTGGGGCGGTGTGATCCGTCCTGCGCTCTCTGACCGCGAGGGTTGGGCGGTATTCATTGGGACGCCGAAGGGGCAGAATCAGTTTTACGAGATGTACCAACACGCGGAGAAGTCGGCGGGTTGGTACTCTTGCATTTATCGGGCGGATGAGACGGGCGTGCTTCCCGCCGAAGAACTCAAAGACATGCAGGCGCAGATGACAGAGATGGAGATTCGGCAGGAGCTCCTCTGCGACTTTACTGCCTCTGCCTCTGATGTGGTTATCCCGATTGATCTTGTCACAGCTGCCGCAAACAGGCTGCTCAAGGATGATGATGTGCTCGGGCAGCCTGTGATCCTCGGCGTGGATGTGGCGCGGTTCGGTGATGACCGTACTGTGCTCTGCATTCGTCAAGGTCTTTGGCTCAAGGAGGTTCGCACGTTTCAAGGGCTTTCCACGATGGAGACTGCAAGCCGTGTGATTGACTGTATCAATCAGCATCATCCGCACGCGACATTCATTGATGCTGGGGCGATGGGGGCAGGTGTGATTGACCGTCTGCGGCAGCTGCGCTATCAGGTGTCTGAGGTCAATTTCGGCGAGATGGCAATGGATACGGCGCGTTATGCCAATATCCGTGCGGAGATGTATTTTAAGTGCCGCGCATGGCTAGAATCAGGCGGCGCAATCCCGCAGAATGCAGAGCTCAAGACCGAGCTCTCAACGGTAGAGTACAAATTTAACCCGACGGGGCGAATCATCTTAGAACCAAAAGACAAACTCAAGGAGCGGACAGGGAAAAGTCCTGATCTTGCCGATGGTTTTGTCTTGACATTTGCCCGGCCGGTTTATACCGCTCCTGACTCTGGGTGGGGCACAGAAGATACCATGTGCAACACCGACTATGACCCATTTTGAAACAGCAATGCGCAAAATCAAGAAGCAATGTGAAAAAACTTCACGTTGCTTTTTTGTTGCCATGAAAGGAGGTGATCCTATGTGCAGCGGAGGAGGCGGTGGCGGCGGCTATGTCGCTCCGCCGAAAGTAGACCCGGCACCGACGATGGTGCAGTCATCGGATGTTGGTTCCAGCGACAGTGCGGCAAAGAGTCAGAAACGCCGTCATGGGCGTGCATCGACGATGCTCAGCAGCGACCGTGACACCATTCTCGGGACGCTCACGGGCAGTGGTGGGCGAACAACGCTCGGATAAGGAGAAGCTATGCAGGAACAAATAACACAAGGGGCGCGTCTGCCCCCGCTCATTCGTGCAAGTGATCTGGCCGCGCGTATTGAGCTCAATCGAAAACCAATCGAGCAGACCGTTCGACAGCTCATTGAGAAGCGACACACCTATGAGAAGCGATGGAAAGCAATCCGTGATTATCAGCTCTCGTACGTCGGCGCATTTGACGGCGTGGATGATGAAACGAATGGCGGCAACCGCAAAGATACAAACATCTGGCATAACTGCGCATGGGACAGCAATCAGATCTTTGCGGCGGGCGTTATGGGCGGTCTTACACCGCCTTCACGCAAGTGGTTCCGGCTCGACTTTGCGAACACCGAACTCAAGGACAACTCCGACCTTGGAAAAATCCTTGACGAGCGCATTGATATCCTCGCGGACGTGCTCGAAAAGAGCAATTTCTACACGGCTGTCCATAGCTGTTACCTCGAACTCGCTTTTGGGCAAGCACCGCTCGGTATCTTTCCAGATCATCAGTATGGCGTCCATTTCGTCCCGTATCCCATTGGCAGCTACGCCATGGAGAACGGACCCGATGGAACGGTTCAGACGTTTTGCCGCCGCTACAAGATGAGTGCTGCACAGCTCGTGGATAAATTCGGCATGGAGAACGTACCGGAGAACATCCGCAACGAGGTCACGAACGGACCCGGCATCAAGGCAGATCATACGGTCATATGGTATGTCGGTGCCAATCGGCACCATGACCCACAAAAGATTGGCAGTTTTCACCTGCCCTATCTTTCCGTGTACTACCTCGAAGGCAGTGCGGAGGATGAATATCTTCATGTGGGGGGCTTCCACGAATGGCCCGTGCCCGTAGCGCGGTATCTCGTCACAGGCAATGAGAGCTATGGAAAGGGCCCCGGATGGTTTGCAGAGGGTGATGCGAAAATCCTGCATCTCCTTGAAAAGGACAAGCTGACCATGGTTGAACTGAGCGTGAAACCGCCTGTTGTAGCAGATGATTCGCTCGGCATCAAAGGGATTAACCTTGTGCCGGGCGGCAAGACGTTCGTACAGCAAAAAGATGCGATAACGCCGCTCTTCCAGGTACAGGGCAACCTCGACCATCTGCGTGAGGTGGTAACCGATGTAACGACGCGTATCAAACGCGCTTATAGTGCCGATCTTTTCATGATGCTCGATCAGCAGGAGAAGTCCATGACCGCGCGGGAAGTACTTGAGCGCACACAGGAGAAAATGAACATCCTTGGTCCTGTGGTGCAGCGGATGCAGTTCGAGTTCCTCGGACGCATTATCGAACGCGTCTACAATATCCTCGACCGTGCGCACATGTTCCCTGAGCCGGAGGATGAAGAGATGGCAGAGATTCTGCGGGATCAGGAACTCAAGATTGAGTACATCAGTCCGCTCGCACAGGCGCAGAAGATGAGCGGTCTTGTCAACATTGAGCAGGGGGTTGCCTTCCTTGCGCAGATTGCGCAGTTCAATCAGGACATCCTCGATAAGATGAACTGGAATGAGACCATCAACCGCTACTTTGATATGCTCGGTGCTCCTGCGGCAATCAAACGCACGGATGACGAGTATGAGGCGATTCAGCAGCAAAAGCAGGAGATGGCACAGAAGCAGCAACAGATGCAGGAGGCAGCCGCAATGGCACAGATGGCGGCACCTGCGGCACAAGCGGCAAAGAACGCCACGGAGGCGGCGCAGGACGGCAATCCCGCACTGCAGCAGCTCTTTGGGATGACACAGGTCTGATCGGAGGCGTGAATGGAATACGAACAGAGCGCAGCGGATAAGTTGCGGCATATCGCAAATGGAAAGATCGCGGTCAAAGACAAGGCGGCACTCCTCTACATGCTCAAAGAGTCGGAGGGGCGCTGGTTTCTTATGCGGCTCTTTGAACGCTGTCATCTCATCAGTGATGCTCCGTTCCCGGAAGACAACGTGCATCGCCTTCTCATCATGGAGGGCGAGCGGCGCGTAGGGCTCCACATCAAAAATCTTGTCACTGATGATCTTGCTTCACTTGCTGCAAAACAGCAGGCAGAGAGTGAGTATTACGCATTTATGAATGAGCTGGAAAGCCTCATTCGTGTAGCAGAAAAGGAGGAAACCACATGACCGAAGAGATGATCTTCGACCTGCAGCGCTTCGCAGACGGCGATGGCGGTGCGGATGAAAGTACAGGCGACGCACCTGACACGGGTGCTACAGGGGGCGAGGGAGGTACAAGCGATCCCCCTGAAAACAACGTGGGCGGTGAGGGCGGTAAACCTGACGGCAATACCATTCTCGGCGGCGACGGCAAGAATGATCCTGCAAAACCTGCAGGTGTTCCCGAGGCCTATGACTTCAAGGGCGTTGTTCCTGAGGGTATGGACTATGACGAAGCATCCGCTGCCGCGTTCTCGGAGGTTGCAAAGAAGGCAGGGCTCTCTCAGGAACAGGCAAGTGCGATTGCCGCCTATGGCATGCAGTACATGCAGCAGGGCGTAGACGTTGCTCTGAAGGCAATCTATGACACACAGGCGGCATGGGCTGATGAAGCACGCACGCAGCTCGGCGGGCAGTTTGATGCAACCGTCGCGAAAGCCGCTGCGGCGCGTGATGCGCTTGCCGCGAAGATTCCGGGACTGACGGCCATGCTCAATGAGACAGGTGCCGGAAACCGCGTTGAGATGATTCGTCTCATGGCGGTAATCGGTGATCTCATCGGCGAGGATGGCGGCGATCGCAACAGCTCTGGTGGGACGGAGAAGTCCATCTATCCGAACACGGATTTCAATAAGTACTGATAAAAGGAGGATTTACTATGGCAACACTCGGAACACAGGCACTGACGCTCTCCGACCTTCGGAAGCGTCTTGCGCCCGATGGGAGCGTCGATTTCATCATCGAGGCACTTCTCAATGCAAACCCCATCATGGATGATATTACATGGAAGATGGGTAATCTGCCGACGGGCAACCGTACGACGATTCGCACGTCCATGCCGAAGCCGTCGGTGCGTCGTATCAATCGCGGCGTGACGCGGCACAAGTCCACAACCAAGCAGGTGCAGGACACCTGCATTATTCTCGAAGATCGTTCCTGCGTGGACGTTGAGGAGATTGCGCTTGCGCCGAACGGCGAACAGTTCCGCCGCAGTGAAGACGCAGCATTTGTCGGCGGTTTCTCGGACGCAATTGCGGCGAATATCTTCTACGGCAACGCAGAGGATGATCTGGATACGTTCAACGGTCTTTCGATGCGCTATCCCATCATCGGCGGCGAGAAGAACACGCCGGGCTATCAGGTGATCGGCGGTATGACTGCGAACGCGGGCGCAAAGAATACGTCGGCATTCCTTGTCGGCTGGGGTACCCACGCGACAAGCGGCATTTATCCGAAGAACTCGCAGGCAGGGCTCAAGCAGCGCGACCTCGGCGAACAGACGGTACTTGACCCTGACGGCAAGGAGTATCAGGCACTTACGACGCTCTTTACGTGGAAGGCGGGGCTCTCGGTCGGGGATATCCGCGCGAACGCCGCTGTGCGCAACATCGACGTGGATAAGATCACGGGCTCTATGGCCAGCGCGGACAAGCTGAAGCTGATTGAGAAGTTTGTCACGACGAAGAACCGCATCCGCAATCTTCAGTCGCGTGACAAGAGGGTTGTGATGTATGTCTCCGAATCGCTCTACAACTGGTTTGAGATCTATCTGCTCGACAAGAACAACGTCCATGTGACGCGGCAGGAGCTTTCGGCAGATGTGCCGCGTCTCTATTTCGGGGGCATTGAAATCAAGAAATGTGACGCCATCTCTGATCAGGAGACTGGTGTCACTGTTGTTTAAGGGAAGGAGTGACAGCAATGGCGATTCTGGACGGAGAAAATCTCTTTTTTAACGCGAAAGCGCTCACGAATGGGAACGTCGATTCCGACGTCCTGAAGGTCGGTCCTGGGGATGCCGGTGACCCGACGATCCTCGTCCTGCGTGTAAAGGGCGCGGGAACGGGAACATTTAAGACCGTGCTCGAGACCTCGGCTACGGAGAATTTTGCGTCGCCGAAAACCCTCGGAACCTATGATCAGGTGCCGCTCTCGGTGCACCTGCCGCGCGGTAACCTCGGCTATCTGCGCATCAAGGGGACGAGCACCTATACCAAGGGAACCGTCACCGCAGGACTTGTCCTCGACGACAATATCGACCGCTGATATTACACCGATGAAGCAGGCAGAGCAGAAGGAACCCCCTTCTGCCTTTGCCATAGCGCCATAACAGCTATGACACTGTGGCAAGGGAGGAATCTATATGAACAGTACAGAGATCTGCAACATGGCACTCTCCTATATCGGACATGGGCGCATCAACAGCATTGATGATATGAGTGAGGAGGCGCGTAAGTGCAAGGTACACTACGACCACGACCGCCGCCGAATGCTGACGGCGTATCCGTGGGGCTTTGCCAAGCGCGTGGAAAAGCTCGCGGCGTTTCCGGAGGCGGTGCCTGGCTGGGATGTGGTCTATGCGTATCCTGCGGAATGCCTGAGCGTGCTCTACGTCTACAACAAAGAGAGTGCGCGGAAGAAGGAGACGGAGCCGGAGGATTATGAGATTGTGACACTCGGCGGGAATAAGGGGGTTGCGACGGATGTGCAGGAGGCATGGGCGGAATATACGGCGGATGTGAAAGACCCCGTGAATTTCAGTGAGGAGTTTGTGGAAGGCCTTACGCATCTTCTTGCGTCCTCTATCGCTATGGGCATTACGGGCAATGCAAATATCGCAATGCAGCACATGCAGCTTGCACAGCAGTCTGTAATTACGGCGAAGCAATACAGCGTCCTAGAAAAAGAGCGGCGGATGCGGTATCCGAACAAGTACGCCAACGAACGGTTTACATAAGGGGAGGTGATCGTATGGCGCAGCCGACACCGTTTTATTCGATACAGCCTGCATTTACAGGAGGAGAGATTTCGGGAGAGATCGCCTCGCGTGTTGACTTAGATAAATACCAACTCGCCCTTCTCATGGCGGAGAATGCGATTATTCGCCCGTATGGGCCTGTCTATAAACGTCCCGGCAGTATCTATGCAGGGCGGATGAAATACGATGACCGTGACGCGATTCTTGTGCGGTTTGACTACACGGTGGATGTCACCTATCTCCTCGAAATCGGCGACAAGTATATACGCATCTGGCGTGATGCGGTGCGCCTTCCTGTGGAGCTTGAGACGCCGTTTTCGGTGGATGACCTTCCGAATATCCGTATAGCACAGTCGGTGGATGTGATGTATATCTGCTCTGGGGCACATCCGGTGCAGAAGCTGTCACGCTACAGTGAGAGTGATTGGCGCATCTCTGAGGCCGCATGTGGGACTAGCCCGTATGGCGATATCAATCTGGACGAGGCGGCAAAGATAACCCCCTCGGGGCGAACTGGTGAGATACAGCTAACAGCGTCAAAGGATGTTTTCCACGCCGAACGTATGAATGACACGATGAAGATTGAGCAGTATGTGAACGGAGAGACGGTCACATATAACGGCAGCGGGACGGCCTATAGCAGTGTTCTCCATGTTGGCAAACAATGGAAAATAAGCACACATGGCACATGGTCTGGCAAGATTAGCATACAGCAGTCCCTTGATAACGGGGCAACATGGGTTGATCTCCGGACGTACACATCAAGCAATGACTACAATCCAACAGAATCTGGTGATGTGGATGAATACTGCCTGATGCGAATCTGCGTGGAGGTCGGTGGAAGTATCCGTGCTGACCTTTCCGCCTATCCGTATCGCCATGAGGGATATGTGACGATTACGGGGATAATGAACGGAATGCAGGCGAAAGCTCGCGTGGATAAAGCCCTTGGCGGTGTTGAGGCAACGTCGGATTGGTACTGGGGCGCGTGGAGCAAAGTGAATGGTTATCCGCGCTGCGCTGCGTTCTTTCAAGATCGACTGTGTTTTGGCGGAAATAAAAAATATCCACAGCGGCTCTGGATGTCGAGGAGCGGAGACTATGAGAATTTTGGTATAGACAAAGAATCAGGAACTGTGACAGATGATTCGGCCGTGAGTGCTGATCTACTTTCGCGACAGTCATATAGCATTTGTCACATGGATGTCGGCAATGACCTTGTCGTCTTTACGGACGGTAACACGTGGACGGTTGCAGGCGGTGAGACGGTAAAGCCGACGAACATCACGCCGCGGAATCAGGAGAACTACGGATGCAACAATGTCCCTCCTCTGCGCGTCGGGAATCGCATTGTCTATGTGCAGCGGCGCGGCTCGATTGTGCGGGATACGGGATACTCCTATCAGAGCGACGGGTATATCGGGAATGACCTGACTCTCCTTGCCAAACATCTGGTGAGAGGGCGGAATGTTGTGAGTGCGGCTTATGCACAGGAGCCTGACAGCCTCCTCTATTTTGTGACGGATGACGGGCTGATGCTCTGTCTCACCTACGTCGCCGATCAAAAGGTCTACGCGTGGAGTCATTTTGTGACGGATGGAAAATATAAGGCCGTATGCGCGGCAAATCATGGGAACAATGACCGTATCTATGCGGTGGTTGAGCGCAGAATAGACGGGAAAAGCGTGCGCTGTTTGGAGTATTTCGCGCCTCTCGTCGAATCCGATGCAGAGCAGGACTATACGATGATGGACGCCGCTGTGCGCGCGGAATACCAGGCACCGCAGAAGGAACTTCCCGCAGGGGATGTACTCCAAGGGAAGGATGTCGTTGTCATGGCGGACGGATATTTTTTTGAAGGCGTCAAGATGACGGCAGATGCACGTATCCCAGAGGCGGCGAAAAACATCATCGTCGGACTGCCGTATACAATGACGCTGGAACAGCCAAATTGGGACGCGGGGAATACGGACACGGGAACAGTGCAGGGTCGAAAGAAGGTTGTGACAAACGCTATCCTGCGTCTGACGAAGTCCTACGGCGGACGTGTCGGGCAGAATGCACACAATATGGATAAGATCATCTATGACGCTGAGGCAATGGAAACGGATAACAATGTCCTCTATACGGGAGACAAAAAAATCACGCTTCCTCCGGGTGGCTATGACACGGATGGGCGCACGTGCATTGTGCATGATACGCCGTATCCGTTTAGTCTCTCTGCGATTATTAGGGAGGTATCGTTCGGTGGCTAACTATGAGATCAAGAAGATCACGAAGGAGAAGAAGAAAAAGCAGGTGGCAGCGGAACTCTATCGGCAGCTGCGCGCCGCTGACCGCCGTGAGATGAAAGCAATCGTCAAGGAACGCGGGACAATGGAGAATGAGGTCTATGAGTCTGTCATGCGTTCGGAGGAGTGCTATGCAGCGTATGACCGTACGGGGCTTATTGCCGTGTGGGGACATGGTGCGGTGGAAGGGAATCCCGGGCATTTGATCTGGTGCCTTGGGACAAACCGCGTGGCAGATCACCGCTATGCGTTCGCGGTGGAGAGCAAGCGGATTCTCACGCGCTGGGCAAATGACTATGGCGTGCTCTATAACGCGGTGGGGGCGTTCAATAAGGCCGCGCGTGCATGGCTTAAGTTCTGCGGTGCGACATTTCATCAGGAGATTGTGATCGGCGGTGAGCGGTTCATTCCGTTTACGATTGAGGGCGGAGGGAGGAAATAAGATGTGCGGATGGGTGGCAGGACTTACCGCGCTTGGCGGGCTGTTGCAGTATCGGCAGCAGCAGGCACAAGCAAATGCACAGGCGTCAATGTATCGAGCACAGGCGGACGCGGCACAGCAGAACGCGCGCATTGAAAACCGCAAGCAGGAGCAGATCGCCGATAACTATGCACAGCAGCAGGAGGCACTGAGAGCCCGCCAACGCCTAGCAGAAGGGGCGCAGCGTGCGGAGACAGGTGCGGCGGGGCTTAACTTTGCGGGCTCTGCAATGGACATTCTTTCCTCGGGCTATGACGCGTACAACAAAGACAGTATGAATCTGCTGATGAATCAGAGGAACGATAACTATAGTTCGCGCGTGGCGGAGAGCAATTATATCAATCAGGCGAATCAATCAAACGCGGCGGCGGCGAACGTCAAGCGGCAGGCGAAGATGTCGGGACTTGCAACGATTCTCGGGACGGCGGCGAGTGTCTACGGCGTCGCGCAGCCGTGGAAACACGGGAACGCTGTGGCGCAGGGAAGTGTGCAGGCGGGCGTAGCACCGCGCGATATGGGCTATGGCACGAGCGCGTTCTACGGGTCAAAGACAGGGTATACGTTTGGCACGCCGTATTTCCCATTGACACAGGCACCGTTTACGGACTCGTTCGGGAAGGGATTCAAGAACTATAACCCACGCGGGAGGTGGTAAAAGATGAAATTCACGACGTATCAGGCGGCGGTAGAGCCGAACACGATGCATCCGCCCGCCGTGCGTGTGTCGTCGGATGTCAACGCCTACGGCAGCGGCGGGGAGGAATACGGCAAGCTCGGCGCGGCGATTGGGCAGGTCAACAAGGTGCTGGCGCAGCGTCGTGATGATCTTGACGCCGCCGATGTGATGAAAGCCCGCAACGAGATTATGACAAGTCTCACGCAGCAGCTCTACGGCGAGAATGGGCTTTTTGTGACAGGGGTCGGCGAGAACGCAAAAGGCCTTATTGACCGCACAACGAACGCAATCAACCAAACGTATGACGATGTAAGCAAGCACTACAACGACCGCGTCAAATATGCACTCAAGGGCAATCTCAACGAGAACATGGCGAACTTTCAGCGCATCGCCGCCTCTAAGGAGATGGCGGAGGGGAACGAGGTGCGCAGGGAGACGCTCGCATCCAACCTTCAGACGAACGCGCAGCAGGCGGCTCTCACGTGGCAGGTAAACGGTGCGCCGACAATGTACGTCAAGAATGGTGATACACTCCTGCAAGTGCGCGCAAAACAGGAGGGGTGGTCTGGCGCACAACTGACGGAGGAGCGGCGGAAGATGGTGACGGATGTCGCTGCAGCGGCGGCGGGCGCGGCACTCGAAAATGAGGACTATGACCGCGCCGACGAGATACTCAATCAGTTTCGCTCGGATATGGACCAGCAGACGTATTGGAAACTTGCCCGTGTCGGGAAGCAAAAGCAGCAGGCAAAAGAGATGGATCTGGAGGCGGATGAAATCTTTAATATGCCTGGCGTTTGGGATGGAAAGAATTTTAACGCTGCAAAAGCTATGGAGTACGTAAATGCCAGGTATGGTAAAGATGCAGTGAAAAGTTCCGGCGGTGCAATTAAAGACAAAGAAGGTTTTTTCGTGGCTGTTGCGGGACAGGAATCTGGCGGAAATTACAGCGCACAGAATGGACGCACAGGCGCATTCGGGAAATACCAGATCATGCCGGAGAATTGGCCGTCGTGGGCACAGGAGGCCGGACTGTCGGCAGACGCGCCGCAGACACCGGAAAATCAAGAAATCGTTGCGAAGTACAAACTCGGACAGTATTATGACGAACTTGGCCCGGAAGGTGCGCTAGTCGCGTGGTATGCAGGATACCAAAACGGCGAACGATGGAGGGATGGTGCACAAGACGCCATTGGTGCGGGTGGACATTACTCATGGGATGCGAAACAAGGCAATGGGGATGAACCATCGGTACGAGAATATGTGCAAGAAGCCCTTGGGCGTGCTGGCGGGGCAGAACGTGCGGTGAGTGCGTATGACCCGGAAAAGCGTGATCGGTTGATGAAACTGATTGAAGCGAAGGGCGGTGATATGCAGAAAGCATATCAACAGCAGCGCAGACAATACCTCGATGGCGTGATGCAGGCGGCGCAGAGTGCAGGAAGTTACAGCGCAGCACTCTCTATGCTGAACGGGCAAGACCTCAGTATGGACGAGCGCGTATCTCTCGAACGTACCTTTAGACAGTATTATCGTGTTGACGAAAGGGCTGGCGGTGGCCGTGCAGGCGGCAGCCGTTCGGGCAGAGGCTACAACCCATCAAAGGATATAGAAATCATGAAAAAGATGGACGCGCGTATTGCTACGGGGACTAAAATTTCCTCCGATCAATTTGTCGCGTATAAGAGCGCGGCTTTGCGCCTTGATGACTCGGGGCTTCTTGGTGACGAGTATCAGGAGCTGCAGAACAATCCAGAGGTGTGGTCGCAAATCACGGATGACATTGAAACTGGCGGTTTGGATAAAGCCATGAAGCGTCTAATTTCGTGTGGTGTAGACCCCGTCACCGCATGTGCACTGTTGGCAAAGAGTGACGTATCTACCGCGCTTACGAATGATTTTGAGGATGAAGACGAAGAAAGCCGCGACGAATATCAAGGGACGGACTAAAGGAGAATCATCATGGCATTTGACCTTGAAGGATATCTAAACAGTGGCCGCGAGGAGCGCGAACAAAGAGAGGCGGCACAGGCAGAGCGTGAAGCCAAAGAAGCCAATCAGGCGGCGTGGGAAGCTAAGCCGTTTTATTCCAAAGCGGCGACGATCATCTCTGAAGACGTTGGGGCGATTGCTGACGCGGCGGGGGATAGACTTGGGAAGATCAGAGATGCCTACAGCGCGTATCATGACGCACAGGTCGCGTCTCGTGATAAGTACGGTATCTATATCCCAACGCCCGAAGTGCAGGAAGCAGGAGACAATCTGCGCGGCGTTGTCCTTGAACCGGTCACGCACCCGATCAAATCCTTTGTCGGTGGGTACATCAACCAAAAAGCGGATGAAGGCAGCACGATTGCGCAGGATGTGCGCCAATCTGAGACGTTTGTCCACTATTTCATGACGCCTGAGGATAAACTCAAAAAGGCGAAAGAGATAGAGGATACGACGGGAATTTCGGCGGATGCGTTCATCAATGACGATGTCGCCTATAAGCAGGCACTGAACGTCTACGATTACAAGCGGGCGAAGGCGGCCGTCATGCCTGAAGATCAGGCAATGGAGGCAGTCTGGCAGGAATTTCCCGAACTGCGCAATGTGTCTCTGACGAATCCCACGGAAGCGGCACTCGCTCTTCATGATATGGATTCCGTACGGCAGACGCACGGAATTGTGGAGACGTTCAATCACTTCATTGCGCTCGGGAACAAAGAGCTCGAATACAACAACCTGCAATATAAGATCATGACGAACAGGGCGGACGACAATGACCGTGAACGCGCCGCCGATTTGGAACGGATGATTGCGGAGGACAAGAAAACTGCGCCGTCCTTTTTTGACGATCCTCTCTCTGCGATTGTCGGCGGTATGGCATCGTCGGGGCCTGAGATGCTGCAAAGCATCCGTGAGGGCGTGCGCGACGGACTCATCACGGCAGAGGCGGCGGCTATTGTAGGTGCGGCACTGGGTACGGGGGTAGAACCTCTCGGCGGCACACTTGTCGGCGGCGCAGCGGGTGCTGGCGCAGGCTTTGTCACAGGATTTGTTCGCTCGGTGTTTGGCAGTGTCGCACGCCGACAAGCCATGCGCACCGCAATAACGCGCGGGATGCAGTTCGGCGCATTTGAGGGGATGCGTCGCCCTGAGACGGGTTCGCGTTTCGCCGAATACGGCAATATGAAGGATACGGACGGGAATCCGCTTCTCACGGACAATGACAGACGGTTTTATTCGGCACTTGGCGGCGCGGCAAATGCAGGAATTGAGATGGTTGGCCTCGGGATTGCGACAAAGCCGCTTTCCCGCGGCGCGGTTAATTTTCTCACGAAGGGCGGCACGGACAAATACGCCGTGGATGCAATCAAGGGCGTTGTCGATGCGGCAAAGTACGACGTGGCAAAGCGTGAGTCTGTCGCGGCGTTCGCAAAGGCGCAGGTCAAGGATACGCTGAAGATTGCGGCGACGGAATCCGCCGAAGAGGGCGCACAGTCGATCGCCGATGATCTCATCCATAACCGCATTGTCGATGCGTCGGACGGCCGTGCGGCGGATAAGGCGTACAGTATCGGCGATATTGCCGCGAATGCACTTGTCGCCAGTGTCGAAGCTATCCCTGCTGGACTTGGTTTTGGCATGGCCTCCTCGCTCGGCGGCGGGTCGCTCGGCAGTGTGCGCCATGCGCGGCGCCTCTTTTCCGAGAAAGCAAAGGAGGAGCTCACGGCGCAGAGGACGATGACGGGGACGGTCATGCTTGACCGCCTACAGCAGGTGGCATCCAGTGCAAAACTGAAGGAGACAGCCCCCGACGTACAGCAGAAGATTATCCGTACACAGGTGCAGGGCTCGGGATTTGAAAACGCCTATATTGATACGGCAATGGCAGTGAAAAAAGAAAACGGCCTTGCTGACCTGAAGGAGGTAGCAAAGACTGCCGGAATTCGTGAGAAGGAACTCCAAAAGACGATAGAGTCGGGCGGGCATCTTTTTGTCCCTGCGGAAAAGTATGCGCAGTCTGCGGCGTCTCCACAGCTCCTTGAATCCGTATCCTTTTCTCCGGAGACGGATTCTTTGGCGCGCATGAAAGAGAATGCGAAGATGCTGTCTGACGCGCTCGAAACCGCACAAAAACGCGCCGTCCATGCACGGGCGGATATTGTCAAAAGCATTGCGGATGAATACTTCCCCGAGGCGAGGGAAAACCTTGACGAACGGGAGAAAGCACGTCTCTACGGCGAGCGCGATATGGCAAAGGCGGTTATCGCCCAGAACACAGAGAGCCCCGCCGAAGGGTGGCGTTCGCTCTATAATGACTTTACGGCGGCGCGGGATGAGATCCTGCAGCCCGCAATGGACGCGCTCTCAAAGGGGATGAAACAGGGCGTTGACATTCTGCCGCTTGGGGAAGATGGGCGCGGGATACGTGTGTCCAATAATGCGCCGTGGTATCAGGAGTACTACAAGCAGCACGGGAAAGCCCCGAATCAGGCACAGCTGCGTGACCTTGCCTATCTCCTTACGGTCGGCGACGCGTCTGCTCCGAATGTGGAGGGATGGATTCCGACGACGCGCGAAGCGGCGGAGGCAATGGACGCGGCACGCGGAGAACTGGACGAACTGAACGGGCACATCAAGACGTTGGAGAATATCAAAGAGCGTATGATGAAGGTCGATTCGTTCGAGGTCAAGGGCTCTGCTGGACTGTCGCCCGAAGGGTATAAGCTCTACCGTCAAATCATGGAGATGCTGGAAAAGATCGGCGGCGAGCAGAAGGAGGACAAACAGACAAAAGTCGCACGCATGAACGCCATGCTGTTTGCGCATCACGCGGATATTTTCGCGGCGGCAATGCGCACACAGGAGGGGAAAGAGGAATACACGGCACTGGACTATTTTAGGGACAGATTCGCCCTGCGGTATGGCAGGACGGATATGCGTGAAGGTGCAGACGTCCTGCATCAGGCAGTGCGTGCAGGACTGAACCTTGATGAACAAGTACAAGTCGTTGATTTTGATACGCTGACCAACGACCTAAAAGGAAAAAGCGATAAAGAGATCATTGCCTATATATCGAAGTTAAGCCGTACAGAACCTATTCCTGTGGCTGATTTTAAGGCGTTAGTCGGCCTGCCGAAAGATAATGATCGATATGGGCAAAGACACTTGATTCGCGGGAAAGCGAATCAGTCAGCCGCCAATCGAGCAGCAAGAAACACTGTACTCTCAAACTTTCGAGATGTTGTTCAGCACGCTGTTGTTGTCGAAGTTGTCCCGAACACAAAGAAAAAAAGCCTGCAAGGATTGCAGGGGGCGAAGTGGAGAACTCAAAAACGCAAGAATAAGGTCGAAAATTACTATCGTTTGATGGTGCCAGTACACATCAACGGCAGAATTCGCACTTTAGTTATCGTTGCCGAAGAACGCAACGGCGTTGTTTCATCGCCTACAAGCGTGCAGGTATATGAAATCTATTATGCGAAAAAGCATCCTCTCGCCACTGCGCCGATCACAGAGCCCAGCCCGAAAGCCGGTGCAAAGGCAGGCGTTAGTGTGGCCGAAGAAGATGCTTTATCTAAAATTAGTATACGCGATATGCTCACTGGTGTCAAGGACGCAGACGGAAATGTTTATGCACAATCCGCATGGCACGGCTCTCCGTATGATTTCCGTGAATTCTTGCTTGAGATGATTGGAGAGGGCGAAGGCCGACAGGCGCATGGATGGGGTCTGTACTTTGCGCAGAATCGGGAGGTGTCGGAACGGTATAAGGAGTGGCTCAAGAAGGCAAAAAAGAAAGCAATCCACACACTGACGTATGACGGTGAGTCTCTCAACGAACAGCCGTCTGATATACAAGGAGTACTACGTGGGTTCGAGAACTACTATCTTGATCTGCTAAGAGGAAAGAGCGCGGCTGATGTGCTGCGTATGATGCGTGACGAACACGTACGTGATAAGGAGATGCATGAGAAGAAGCGGGCAGAGTTTGATGTTCCGCTTGCACTCTACGAGGAGAACCCCAAAATTTCTGTTCGTGCATTGTTGAACTCGGTGGATAAGTACAGTTCTCCGAGATTGACTATGGAAGCAGCTGAATCCTCTGTGCCCAGCAAGCGGCGAACTGCGGGGGATCTTGTTCAGGCTTTGAAAAAATCAAGGGAACTCTACGATGCCCGTGCACATGAGGAAGAATCACGGATTCGGGCGATTGATGCGGTTGACCCTGATAAATTCAATTTGGAGGTACAAGAACCGGTAGGAAAGCTTTTTAGGGTGGAGATTCCCAATGATGATGTGCTCCTCGATGAACAGAAGCCATTCGACGAGCAGCCGAAGTTCGTACGGGAAAAGCTAGAGGAAATGTTTTCTCGCGCTGATACGGAGCAGCTTCTTTATGTCCTTTCCAAGAAGGATTCACGTTTTGATGAGGTCTATTCTGATTACTGTGAGCTGTTGGACCATGAACAAGATGAAGCGTATGCACAGGAGATTCGGCAAAGGTACAATCATGAGTTGTCTCGCCTGATCGGTAGTAATACGATTCCACAAGCACTCTTACGCAGTTTTGCATCAGGACAAGAGATATACAAATCAATCTCCGATGTGTTTTCACAGCTTCGCGGAGACAAAGAAGCTTCTCTCGCTCTGAACGAGGTCGGTATCAAAGGCATCACCTACGACGGACGGCAGGATGGCCGCTGTTTCGTCGTGTTCGACGATAAGGCGATCTCCATCATTGAGAAGTTCAATCAGATGCTCCGTCAAGAGGTGAGGGGAGAAATCTCCAAAGAGGACGGGAAGCGCATCATCACACTTTTTGAGAGTGCGGATGAATCGACGTTCATGCACGAGATGGGTCACATGTTCCTGATGGATTTGGACGAGCTCGCAAAGATGGACGAAGCATCTGCGAAAGAGCTTGAGACGGTCAATGCGTGGGCAGAGTGGCACGAGGGCGCAGCGGAGGACTACAAGGATACGGACTTTGCCGATGAGTTCCGCGATCACGAGAACGCGATTCTCGCGGCGAAGAAGTCGGGCGACGCTGTTGCGGAAAAGGCGGCACTGGAGCGTTGGCGGCAGGAGCGGTTTGCCCGTGGATTTGAGATGTATCTTTCGGAAGGGAAAGCCCCGTCTGCGGCAATGCGGAGTGTGTTCCGCCGTTTCAAGGCGTTCCTGCGTAAAATCTACAATCTCGCGAAGAATGCGGGCGCAATGCCGTCGGTTGAGGTGCAGGCGGTCATGGCACGCATGATTGCAACGGAGAACGAGATCACGGCGGCAAAGCTGGACGAGCGATTCCGCCCGATTGAAAAACTCCTTGGCAAGGAGAGCGTTGAATACCTACTTGGTGAGACGGAGGCGGGGCTCTATCAACGCTGGACGCAGGAGGCGCAAGAAGAGGCAGAAGATATTCTGCGCAAGCGTGTCATGAACGACCTAAAGAAGGAGGCACGGGAGGAGTTTAACCAAAAGGTGGAGGCGGAGCGTGAACGCAAGCGCGCTGAACTGGAAAATGATCCTGTCTATCTCGCCGAGTATGCCATGCGGCAAGGCGACAGTACGGACGTTGTCATGAACTGGTTCCCGTCCTACGCCGCCTATAAGAAGGCAAGAGGAAAGCGCAAGACGCTCGAAAACGAGCTAAAGGATTACATAACCGAATACGCCCGCAAGCTTGACGAACAGATCATGCAGGCGCATTTGTCGGATGAGAACGTGGCACGCGCCATGCAGACGCCGAAAGCGTACCATCGGCGCCTTGCTATCGAATCCGCCGCCCTGCGCCGTAAAGAGCGTCTGATGCGTCTCCTCGGCGGCAATGCGCCCGAAGAGGTGAAGAAGAAAGCCGTTGCGGAGGCGAAGAAGGCAGAGAGCCCGACAAGGCGCGGGACAAAGCAGGAAGTACGCAAGGAGTATGAACGCTCTGCGTATGAACATGAGCGGTTTATGCGTGAGGAGGCGCGTGCGTATCTGCGTGAGAGAGAGATCAGTGGATCCTGCAACCCGCGCTTTTTCCACCGCAATGAGCGGAAGTATGCGCGTGCTATGGATAAAGCTGCTGCGGCGGGGAAATGGTCTGATGTACTCGCGTTGAAGGAACAACAGGCGTTCGCGGCGGCGTGTGCCTATGAGGCGGAGCGGAATGAAGCTCGGCTGAACAAGCTGGTGGAGAGTGTAAAGCGCAAGCTGAGTGCCCGCACGGTACGGCTCGCAGCGGATGAGCGGTACTGGCTGAATCATATCGGCTATCTCCTCGGGTTGAAAGCGAATGATGAGGAAAAGCCTGTCAACTGTGCGAAGCTCTCTGAGCTTTTCACGCGGTACAAGGAGAACATCGACATTGACGCCTGCGACCCGTCTGATCTCCTCGATGTCATTACAGAGGGGAAGAAACGGTATCAGGAGATGCAGCTTGACGATTTTGCGGATATTGTCAATGCCCTCGGTATCCTCTACAACGTCGGACGCAGACGTAACGAGATGCTGACAAAGAACATGCAGGGGAAGACGACGGACGATATTCTCGGAGACATTGTCACCGATGATACCGCGCTGAAGCCCTCGGGCATTGTGGAACATCCTGTCTCTGATGATACGGGCGGCGTAGGTTACAGTGAGCTTCTTGCAAAGACGCCGCTTGTCGGAGAGGTGTTGGCAAAGTACGGGCAGGAGGGGAGCCTCCTCCTGACGAAACCGGAGCTTATTATGCGCCTGCTTGGAGAGAAAGCGCATCGCTACCTCTATGGCACGTATGACCGTGCACAGATGAAGGAATCCGAAATTCTCGGTGAGAAGCAGAAGGAGCTTGAAAAAATCTTTTCCGTCTACACGCGAAAAGAGCGTATGAAGTGGAAGGACAGGAACATCGACGCGCACGGTGATATGCTCTCAAAAGAGAATGTTCTCTGCCTTGCCATGAACTGGGGAACGTTCACGAACAGAAAGCGTGTGCTCGATGGTGTCGGGCAAAAGTTTGATGTTATCCGTACCCTGCATGAGAATATGACGGAGAAGGATTGGAAGGTCGTGCAGGAGGTGTGGAATCTCCTGGATACGTTCTGGGAGGAGAGTGCCCGCACGGAGGAACGACTGAACGGCGCGCACATCGGCAAAGTCCCTGCGCATGAATTCACGATCAAGACGGCGGATGGGAAGGAGGTCACGCTGAAAGGCGGCTATTATCCCCTGCGATACAACGCTGAGAAGTCCTCGAATGTGCAGGATAAAACGGCGGAAGAGGCGGCAAAGGGGACAATGACAGGCGCACAGGTGTTTGGAACAAAGCGCGGACACACGAAAGCCCGCGTTGAGGGCGACGTTGTTTTGCCTGTTCGCCTTGAGTTTAGTGTCTTACAAGAGCATGTCTATAACGCGGCACATAACATTGCGTTCCGCATTGCGGCGCGTGATGTGTACCGTATCATCAATGACAAGGCGTTTGAGGCCTATGTTTCGTCCAACTATGGCCGCCCCGTCTATAAGTATCTGAAACAGTGGGCGGTGGATGTGTGGGCTATCCCTGCCGACGGAACAGACCTTGCTGGAAGTGCAGTAAGCCGTGCACTTGCGGCGTTTCGGCGGAACTCAACGATGGCGATTATGGGCTGGCGTATGTGGCCTGTGATTGAGAACGTCTCGAACATTGCCCCTGTGGTTGATAAGCTCGGGGCTAAGCGGGCTCTGCAGGCGGTCATAGCGTTTGCCCTTCATCCGAAAACACTTCTTGCCATGTCGAAGAAGTCTATCTTTATGGCTGACCGTATCAACAACATGGAGCGTGATGTACGCCGCGATAGTCACACGTTTGACCCGACGTATAAACCGCTTGAGTTCCTGCGGGATAACGCCTATCGTGCGCTCTCCTTTACCGATCTTGCGCTCTCTGTCCCGACGTGGAACAGTGCCTATAACGAGGCGTTTCCAAAAGCTCTGGCACAGATCAATGAGGAGAACGAGGCGAATAAGCGCACCTATCAGGAGGCGCAGAATCGTGTGCACGAGCTGCGTGCAGAGATATATGACCTGCGCCGTGAGATGGAGGAGAAGGTTGACCCGTTGCTACAAGAGATCATTCGCGAGAAGAATAAGGAGCGCATTCGCGAGATGAAGAAGCACGTTCGTGAGAAGAAAGAGCGCATCCGCGCGAAGGAGAAGGAGTTTGCGGAGGCGGGTATCGCCCTTGAACGCGCGGGCGAGCTGCCTATCTACGATGAAGCGGAGCGGATTCGTGAGGCAGAGATGCGTGCGGTGCAGGCGGGTGACGCGGCGGTACGTGATACGTTTGGCTCTGGGCAGACGAAAGACCTTGCGGCGATTCAACGGTCACGTAATGAAGCGGTGAAGATGTTCACGTCGTTCTATTCCTTCTTCAACACACAGTTCAACGCGGTGCTTGAATCGTACTACGGCGGGAAGTATAACGCCGACGGGTACCGACATATCCGCGTTTGGATGCCGTTCGCACGCTCTGTGCTGTACCGCATTATCCTTGTCGGACTGATCGGCGGGCTTGGGAAAGCCGCGCTTGGCCTTGAAGGCGACGACGATAGGGACAAGTACCGGAATGTTGTTGACCCGAAAACGGGGAAGACAACAAAGGTTGAAGTCCCATGGGAAGAGCGCTGGATGAACGTGATCGGAAAGAATACCGTATCCACGGCGACGGGTATGATTCCTATCGTTCGTGACCTTATCGGGATGGTGACGGATGCGCTCTTTGACGGTACGACGCGCGGGCGCAATTTCGAGGTTGGCTCCGTTGTCTCACGCGGCGGAAAACAGGCAATGGCGACGTGGAATCTCATCATGAAGAAAGGCGAGGACGACCTAAAGCGCGAGGCGGAAAAGGCGAAGGAGCGCGAGCGCGTGAAGAAGATGACGAGGAAACAGCGCGAGAAGTATGAGGAGGAGAAGAAGTACAAAAAGCCAAAGAAAGAGGTCGGGTACGTCGATATAGCAAAGTCAGCGGCGCAGACGGTGAGCACGTTCACGGCGTCGCGTCATGGTATCACGAACACGCTCTCTGACGGTGTATTCTCTGCGGTGCAGTTTGCCGTTGACATGATGGAGACGGACAACTACTATGACCCCGATATCCGCAATGTCCTGCGTGCGGTGTTCTTCGATAAGAAGCTGCGGCCGCGTGAAGTGCCCGAAAAGCCAAAGAAACCGAAGAAGAAAAGCCGTACGCGCGGCGCACGGTGATAAGAAAGGAGCATCTCTATGATCGAACATCGGAAAACATCGGTGACGTATCGCGGGGACGGGGTGACAACGTCATTCCCGTTCTTGTTTGACATTTCGTCGGCAGATACAATCCGCGTTGCCATCTATGATACAGCGACGGAGATCACGACGGAGATCACGCGGGATTATTTCGTTGATGTGTCTGCAAAGGTGGTGCACTATCCGGGCTATGCGCCCGGGCAAGCCCCCGCCGCCGCTGCACAGCCGCCGAAACTGCCGAATGGTAAGACAATCACAATCTATCGCAAGACACCAATCAATCAGCTCACGAATCTCGGCACGAAGTATCCTCTGCCGTCGATTGAGGCAATGTCAGATAAGGCAACCGCGATCCTGCAGGAACATGATGAAATGCTCGGACGCACCGTGACCTTGCCCGCGGGCGATCCAAAGACACCGGAGCAGCGACTGACGGACTTGCAGACTTATGTATCTGACGCAAAAAAATCTGCGGGTGCCGCTGCACAGTCCGCGAATCAGGCGAACAGCTCCCAAAATGCTGCTTCCTCCTCTGCCACGGCCGCAACACAAGCCGCCGCAGCATCAGAGCGGAGCAGACAGGCAAGTGCGACGATCGAATCCCATATTAAAAGCCTGCTTAATGAGGTTGCTGTAACAAAGGAACATATCGATTGGAGTCGTGGCCATATTGATAACCAAAAAAATGCTGTAGATAATAGTGTCACACAGGCAAAAGTGGCGGAGCAAAAAGCGTCCAATAAGGCCGATGAGGCACAAAAAAGCTCTGCAGAAGCTGCGGAAGCGGCACGTCGTGCAGAAAACGCACAGCGATATGTTGGGATTGTGCGGGGAGATAACCTTGCAGATAAGGTTGTGGAGAAGAGACACCTCTCGTTTGAGGTGTATGATAAAAGTGAAGTCTATGCCAAAAGCCATATCGATCAGCATTTTCGTAAAATCGGAGATAAACATGTAGACGTAAACGTGGACTGGAACACACTCACAGAGCCTATGACTTACAAAATACAAGGCGCAACCATGAATGACGCTCATCACGCACCTCCCAATGAGTATAATTTTGGGCTTCTTGTAGTACATAGGTTAGAAAAAGGAAAAGACGATGAATCACGTACCGTGCAAATTTACTATCCTCAAGCGACACGTGGTTATTGGTCACGTATGTTTAATGCCAACACATGGACAGAATGGCGATATATTCCTACATGCAACGAACTGGAAACTGTTGTTAAACAAAATCTAAGTACGCGCGTAAGTAAAAGTGGCGACACGATGACGGGGGCGCTCAGCTTCGCCAATAACATAGGAGACGTTCTGCGTGGAACGATGGGCGATGATGATGGGTGGAGAGTTTTTGCGGGAAGCGAAGGCTACAATAACGGATACCTCGAAATCGCCACTTGCGATGACGGAACGGAAGCGATTATTATACGCCAATACGCTGATCAAGAGTTCAAACACCTTGTGCGAGAAGCAAAACTTTTGGATGAGCAGGGTAACACATCTTTCCCTGGACGTGTGAGTGCGGCAGGAGGATTTGCAGGAACTGCGGATAGTGCCAATAGCGTATCAACCGCTGTTGTAAACCATTTTTATCGGCACATAGGTGGATATGAGACTCCGACGATTACTGCGCTTATCGACTGGCAGCTTATGGCAACAGAGAATAATGGCGTTGATGCCCGTAACATCCGAAACGCAGAGAGCGACGTTATAGCCTGTGGCGGGGATAACACATCTAAAAGTGGGTATGGGAAAAGCTGCATTTTGATGAAACAAGTATATACCGACTTTGACAAACTGCTTGTTCTAGGATGTGATGATGTGGGTAGTTTTTGCACGAGACAAGTATTTGACAAATGGGAGTTAGACCTTATGTTTGCGAATTCACTCAGCTTTAACATCATTAACGATCAGGACATCAGTTGGCGAATTTTTGGAGGAAAGAAGGGGACATATGCAGGAGAGCTATCCGCTGGAAAGGTGTGGCGCACACATAGTCAGAACTGCGGCATTGTCGAGATTTACGGTATCAAATACTGAAAGGAGGAAGATGGATGTATTACCTATTCCGAAAAGGGCAGTGCGACACCATGAGCGGGAGTGGAGATGCGCTCGTAGTGATGGCAGAAAAAGATCCAGATGCGAAGATCGTTGAAGATAATCGGTGGCTGAACCCAGTAGACCTCTATCTGGATGAATCGGGCAATATTGCGATCAAGGAATATGCCCCTCTGCCGCAAAGCGAAATCTCGGCTGAAATGTCGCCGCCTATTGACGAGGAGCGTCTTGCCGCGTTTGAGGCAATGGCGGCGCAGGAAGCCCGCCTTGTCGAGCAGGAGACACGCATTGCGGCACTTGAAACCGCGCTGAAAGGAGGTGGAAAGAAATGAAGAAGTACGCCTATATGATTCCCGTCTACGCCTATCTCGTACGTCGCGGAACGTGGGCAATCTCCGAGGAGGATAAGAAGGACGATCAGAAAGTCGTCCCAGAGGTCTACCGTGAGGACGTAGCCGCCTACCTTGTGGAGCACACATCTGGATAACAAAGAGCGCAGAATAGCCGTCATAATACGTGGCGGCTTTTTCTGTGCATGGAAAGGAGACAACGTATGGATTTTATGCCGGTTATTCAGCGTCTTACAGAGGGGTGGGGGGCAAAGGTGGGACTGTCCGTTGCTCTCACCATTGCCTACGAAGATCATGCACAGATCTTCGCCGCGTTTGTCGCGCTCGTCTGTCTTGACCTTGCGACAAAGTGGCTTTCACTCTCGCGCCAGCACCTCGTTGATACGGGAGTAGATCAGCCGTCTCTCTGGCAGGCGTTCTGGAACGTAAAGAGAGCCCGTCGTGCGGGTTACATCAAGAGTGACATCATGCGCAAGCGTTTTGTGCCGAAAATCCTCACCTACATCGGCGTCGTCTCGGCGGCATTGATGCTTGACTTTATTCTGGTGAAGGCACACGCGCCCGCATTTGCAGCGACACTTGTCATTGGGTATCTATCGCTCACCGAGTTCATTTCAATCCTTGAAAATATGCAGAGTTCGGGGATTGACGAGGCGGGGGCACTTGTCGAAATGGCGCGCCGTAGAGGCGGCATTGGGAAAAGCACGGGCGAGAGCCCTAATGGGAAAGGAGAAAAATAACATGGAACGCATCCCTATCGTAGAGACCTATCTGGACATCGACCACAACCAACTCACCACGCGGCGCGTGACCGATCAGATCGTCATCCATCACACAGGCAACCCTACGGATGACGATCTCTCGGCGGCAGAGATTGACGCAAGTCACAAGGGGCAGGGGTGGGCGTGCATCGGCTACCACTACGTCATCCGCAAGGACGGTACAGTAGAGGCGGGGCGGCCGCACTGGACGGTGGGGGCACATGCCTACGGGCACAACAGTCACACCATTGGCATCCATGTGTGCGGCAACTTCGAGGAGGCAGAGCCGACGGATGCGCAGATCGAGAGTACGGCGATGCTGCTTGCCAACATCTGCACGGACTACGGACTGCCGATTGACCGCGATCACATCGTCGGGCATCGGGAGCTCATGTCGACGGCGTGTCCCGGGGAGCATCTCTATGAGATGATGGATACCATCGTCGGCAAGGCCGCATTTTATGCGGCGCAGTAATTGATTGGAGGAATATGACCATGGAGAAATATCTTGGTGTAAAGGTTGTGCAGGCTGAACCTTGTAAGGCATGGGAGCGGCGTGGGGAACACGACGTTGGTGCGGAGGGATATAAGGTCGTCTACGAGGATGGCTATACGAGCTGGAGCCCGAAGGATGTGTTTGAAAAAGCATATCGTCCGTTGAAGGATATACCCGGTGCGGTATAGGAGGGTATATGATGCTTGAACGGGCAAAGCGTGCTGCTACAAAGCACAAAACAGCTCTGCTGGTGATCCTGTGTCTCCTGATTGTTGGCATTGCGTATGCTGTTGGTCGGCACTCTATACCAGAGCAGACGGCGACGGAAAAGCCCGCCGTCATGACACGGGAAGAGACGCAGGATAAGGAGGCACTGCGGGCGCAGCTCGACATCAGTAAGAGTAACGCTGAGACATTACAGCACCGGCTTGCGGAGGCACAAGCGGGACAGCGTGCGCCTGCGGTGACGTACCATGTCACCGCTCCAACAGTCGAGCGTGCCGCGCAGGTCGTTGAGCGGCAGATCAGGGAGGACGACCCGACACTGCCACGGGCGGCGCGTGAGAAAACCGACCGGACTGTGGTCACGCCGATCACAAAGGACAAGGATGGAAAATACCTGCCAGCAGATCAGCAGAAGGTTGATGTGTATAAGATCAACCTCCGCAAAGATCACCGCATCAAGGCGGGTGCCTCCGTGATCGACGGCAAGCCGTTCATGAGCATCGGATATGAGCAGGGGCGGCTTGAGGCTCTTGCACATTTCGACGGAGGGCGCTATAAGGGCGCGACGGTAATGTATAACGTGGCTGAATGGTAACTAGATAACGAACAGAGGGGACAGCGTATCGTGCGCTGTCCCCTCTGTTTTTGTTTGCAAAATTTGACAGCTTTTTGACAGCCAATATGTGAACGAAATAGAGCGATATAGGGGGATATAGGATGATGGAAGCCTTGCATATCAAGGGGAATCGCAATTTGCATGAGTGAAAAATCGACGTTTAAGTAACTCGAAATCAAGTGTGGTGATGAGCCACCGTGGGTTCGAATCCCACCCTCTCTGCCATTGAAAAATAAGGCTTCGTGGAGATTTCCACGAAGCCTTTTCTGTGTCCATTTTTGAGTGAAAAACACGATTTTGGGCACATTTTGGGCACACGAGATTTTAAACGTGGATTTTGGCTTGCGTGAAATGATGGCTGCAACATAAAAAACGAGGATGCCGTGCAGCATCCTCGCATTCATTTGAGCATCACTTTTGAGGTCTTAGTGGGAGATGTATAATCTCCTCCTCAGCGGACGAAATAGCTAGTTTTGTCCCTTGTCCTGTGTCATTTTTGCAGAATATCCATGCCTATGGGGCTATCCATACCATGTTATTTGCATGGACAGGGCGGACGAGGGGACAACAGCTCGGCGGACGTTGCATCACTTTTTGAAGAAGCGTACGTTGAAAGTGATGCAGATTTCCCCTTAGAGGAGTGCCAGATACTTTGGCTGATCGGTCTTAGCAATCTTCAGCGCGTCCATCGCTGCCTCGGCGGTGATGCCTAGGCTTGAAATGAGGTTTTTGATGCTTTTTATACGTTCTGTTTCTGCACCGCGAATTTCACCACGAACCTCACCGCGCGCCTCTCCTTGTGCCTCTCCGCTCGCAAATCCGTCATCGTAAATTTCTTTCATCACATTGCACATAGCGGCAACCCCCTTTTCGTCTTCTTTGAAAAAGCGTACGCGCTCGGCGAGCACGTCGCTGTACATATCGTTCGGATCACTGCAAAAGAAGTCGTGCATGAGACGTCCGAGCGGGCTTTCACTCTGGCATTCTCCGTTGACGTAGAGAATATGTGTGCCGTCGTTAAATACCTCCTCGGTATCCTCGAATGTTCGCCTCACCGTGTAGAGTGGTTTCCCACGTTTCCAAACGTCATGCTCCGTGATAAAGATGACGTAGGTTTCCGGTAGATCGGGGAAGAGTGTTCCCTTGCTGACCTCACGCGAATCAATCATGCTGCTGTTGAACCTCGCGCGACGGGGATTTGCCCCCTCGTCGCTGCGCTGTATCTCCACATCGTAAATGGTCTCGCCATCGGTTGCAAGTGCGTCAAATCGTACAGCACGTCCGTAGAGATTCGGCACACTCTGCTGCGTAATGACCTCCGTCACACGCAGACGGTCATTGCCCAGCACAGCACGAAGCACGACCTCCATACAGGGAATATTCCCGTCGAAGCAGCTGTTAAAGAACGTGTCATCCATCAACCGAAGCTGCTTGATCTTCTCAAGGTAGCGATTTTTCTTTTGTTCGAGCTCGATGATACTCACCTCAAATCAAATGATCTACTTATATTTTATAGGGATTTTATCCTTTTTGCAAGATTGTCATTTCTCTTGCGTGCCAAAAACGTAATCGCCGATTTTCCCGGCAGCTTCTTCCTTTGTCTTTTGCATGACGTGTGTATAAAGATCGGCTGTAATGGCAATCGAGCTGTGTCCAAGGATTTCGGAAGCTGTTTTCATGGCAACGCCGGATTGCAGCATCAGCGAAGCGCATGAATGGCGTAAATCGTGAAAACGGATGGTACGCATATTGTGGCGTGCCAAGAAATCCTTGAATGCTTTTGTGAAATTGCCGGGGCGGATCGGCGATCCATTCCCACGGCATAGAACAAGATCGTGTTCGTCGTATGCATTGCCGAGCCATTCCTTATGTTGGTCTAGCTCCTCCTTTCGTCGCTTCAATATGGCGAAAACCTCAGCGGGGGCGTGAATGGTGCGAATGCTTTCAGTACTCTTAGGCGTGGAGAAATGTATTTTGTGATGAATCTCTATTACCTGCTCATCAATGGTGACGGATTGGCTGTCAAAGTCAATTTTCGACCATTTGAGACCAAGGCATTCACCGCGCCGTAGACCGCATATTGCCGCGAGTGCGATTGCTGCTTGCCAAAAACTGTTTTCAGCAGCTGCTGCCTCTAACAAAGAACGAATCTCCTCCGCGCTGTATGCGGATGCCTTGAACTTCTTTGCCTTTGGGATATTTGTTACACTGATAAATGGATTCTTGACCAGCAAGCCTTTCTGTACGGCATGTCCAAGAGCTTCGTTCAAAACGCGATGGATGTAGAGTACAGATTTTGCTGAGAGACCTCCTTTGCCGTCTGCGCGTCCCTGCCGCAACAATGTTGCATAAAAATCGTCAATCTGCATTGGTGTGATCGCCTTGATGTCGCAGCCACCAGCCCAAGGAATGAGGCGTTTCTTCACGATTGCTTCATATTGGGCATATGTACTGGCTTTGACATTTACCTTGGCATAGCTGCCGAGCCATGAGTTCAAATAAGTGGATAGGGTGAGTTTTTCTGGCGCGAGAAAAACTCCTTCCTGCTGCGCCTTGTTGATTTGAAGCAGGAACTCCTCGGCATCTACACGACGGAGAAAACCTCGTTTTTCTTGCGGACGATCTGTCCTGTTGCGGGGTCACGATAGTTGTAGCGAACATCGTAGACCTTTATCTCTGCTCGGAGTTTTCCGTTCACATCACGAGCATTTTTCCGTGTGCGTGTTTCTATTGTTCCTTGCATGGGTGAGTCCTTTCGATAAAAATAGGAGCAGCACAAACGCTGCTCCCTGTGAGTAGAAGAAGGGCGTTAGGTATGAAGTCTCTCGTTTAAGAACCGCTCGACGCAGATTTTCGGAATGCGATACTCGCGTCCCATCTTGATTGCGCCAATCTTTTTGTTGTGGACGAGGCCATACGCTTTGTTACGTCCGATGCGCAAGATTTCTGCGAGTTCGCGGACGGTATAGGTGGCGGGGATAACGTTATTCGACATGAGCGACTCCTCCTTCGGGTGCGGTTAGCTGCCATTGTGGATGTGCATAAGGCAACTCTGTTGGCACTGATGACAGGCATTCCTTGAATTTTCCTGCAAAGTCTACCGGGATAATTGTGTCGAGTGGCAGATTTCGAAGGCAGGGAAGACCGTGGACTAGATATGGAGAAAACGGTAAAATATGCCGTAGCAGCACCCAATTTAGGGCATTTTGTGCAGCTTGCACGCTTGGTTCTTCCGTTACGCTTGCATCAGGATATCGCGCAAGGAAATCGATGACATTGGCTGTGCTTGTCAGGATGGCAATGACATCGTATGATCTCGCTGAAAAGACACGCCAACATGGAGGCTGCATCAGCGGAACACCTGAAGTAAAATGGAATCCTGACGCTTGCCAATCCTCAAATCTTGGGAGAGTTGGGAGCACCCACGGATTGCGTTCCCACTCCTTCCAAGCATATTTTTGACAGGCATCGACATACGCCTCCTCATAGCTTTCGCGTGTCGATAATCGAATGCCGGCTTCTTGATTGATGACATCTGATATTGTCAAGAACAGTTGACAAATTTCTCACAAGGAAACGAATGCTTAAGCAGTCGCAGCAATGGAGTCATAGAACTGTCGACGTTTCACCATCGGAGGAAGCCCACCGTTTGATGAACAAATTCGACGGTTGTTCCAATAGCTCATGAAGTATCGCCACACCAGAACCTTCAACTCCTCTGTTGTCATCTTCTTT